ACCGAAGGTCGAGTGATCACCCTCGAATATGACAGCTTCTACCTTGTCACCTGTTACACTCCAAACTCCCAGAACGAACTGGCGCGGCTTCCCTACCGCATGGAATGGGAAGATGCTTTCCGCGCTTATCTTCTTCAGCTCGACAGCAAAAAGCCGGTCATTCTCTGCGGCGATTTAAATGTTGCACACACGGAGATCGATCTGAAAAATCCAAAGACCAACCGCAAAAATGCCGGTTTTTCCGATGAAGAACGGGAAAAAATGACCGAACTTTTAAACGCCGGTTTTACGGATACCTTCCGCTATTTTTATCCGGATGCCGAGGGCATTTATTCCTGGTGGTCCTACCGCTTTAAAGCCCGCGAGAAAAACGCCGGATGGCGGATCGATTATTTCATCACTTCCAGACGGCTGGATTCCAGTCTCACCGGAGCAGCTATCCATACCGATGTATTCGGTTCAGATCACTGTCCTGTGGAACTGACCATTGAATTGTAAAGAAGTTTATTTCGTAAAAATCCAGTGTTTTCACGGATGATTCCATGAAAACACTAGATTTTTCATTATGCGTACATCAATTTTCCTTTTGGCACTGGAATTTCCCGCCCAATAGCCTTTGCCGTCTCTATCCATTCGGAAATAACTGTTTCCACATTTTCCAAAGCCTCTGCCGCCGTTTCTCCATCATAAACTTTATTTCCGCGAGGATGCGCAGCTCGCGGAGCGTTATTTAATCATAGGAAGGAATTTCCTATGATTAAATAAAAAAATGCTGTCATACGACAACATTTTTTCGGGTTGGGCTATTATATTTATAATAGTAACAGTCCGTACGGGAATCGAACCCTAAAGTAATTGCCTTGAAATGGCTTAAAATAGCCATTCTTTCAATTTTTCTTTGAGTACCTTTGAGTACTAGGGACTCATAATGCTTCGATTAAGTCAAGTTCCTGTCTCTTTTCCTCAATTCCGGTACGATCAAAATAATAATGATCTTTTGTGCAACTAATGTCTGTATGCCCCATAGTATCAAGGATTGTGGACTCTTTCACTTTTCCGTCAAGCAAGATACTTCCATACGTCTTTCGGATTTTGTGCGGAGATTTCACTTTCATTCGCAGTTCGTGTTCACAGATGTACCGCAAACGTTCACGAAAGTTGTAGGATTTCAACCGTTCTCCATCTCTCTCAAATAGATATTCCCCGAAGGGATTTCTCTTTCGTACTTCATCAAGAATCCATTTGTACTTATCTGGCAATATTGCAAATCGCAATCCGGCTTCTGATTTCGGAAAATCTTTGACCTCATAGTGAAAACCATCATCATCCCGATAGCGTGTTTCTGTAGAATTGATAGCAACCGTGTAGTTTTCAACGTCTTTCCGCTTTAATGCCGACAATTCCCCGACACGGACTCCTGTCTTAAACATGAATAGCAACCCAAGGTTCACGATATCCAAGTGATTTCTAAGGTACATCTCCATGCGCTCCTTTTCATCCGGCATATATACTTGGTCTTTTGCTCGTCGGACTACGTGTTTAAACGCTTTTGGCGATATATCCATATCTTTCAGCGTGTATGTAATGGAAAACTTGACATACTTCTTTCGCTTGGCATACTTAAAGATTCCATAGATTAGCGTCCGGAAGTTTGAGAATGCCTTGGAAGTCATGTTGAAATTATGGATGCTGTTCCGTATAAACGTTTCAAGCTCGCATTCGTCTATCCCTTTGATTCTCTTGTCCTTTATACCATCAAAGTATCTCTGAAAGTCCATTAAGTATCTGTCATAGGTTGCCCTGCTAATTTCTTCAAGTTCCAGCTTTTGTGAAATCCAGCGGTTGAAGATTTCCTCTACTGTAGGATCATCCTCCCTCTCTTTCCAATAGTCAATGATTTTCTGCTCGACCGCTTCTCTGCGCTTTGCCTTAATTTTACGTCTGCCTTTTACTTCATCCGGCAGATATGAGTACCAGTTCTCATCCTTTCCTTGATAGATTTTATAAGGGTTTTTTTTGAGTAATTTTTCTCTCTTTTGCATAGTGACTTGTTTCTGCACAAGTGCTATGTCTAGTATGCCACTATCAACGGCATATTTCAACAGTTCTTTTTCATCCAATCAAATACCCCCGTTCTTTCTATTTTATCTTTTATATCTCTCACTCTGTACTCTATCGTTCTTAGTGATAGATTTTCTTTTGCGGATATTTGCTTTTGTGAAAAACCACGGCAGAGAAGAGAGAAAATCCTCTCCTCTTCTTCCGTGAAATTGGCATTTTCTTTGATTTGTTCAAGTTCTGGCTTAATGAATTTTGTAAATTTCATAAGCCATTTCTCCATTAAATATAATCTGATAAATCCATTTGCTCGTCCTTTTCAAACACAAGCATTTCATTCTTTGCACGCTCGTAAAAGTTTCTGTCAATCTCGAATCCGTATGCACTTCTGCCAAGTTCTGCAGCGGCTCTTAGTGTGCTACCGCTACCACAACAAGGGTCAATAACAACGTCTCACTCGTCTGTAAAAATCTCAATCAGCTTTTTAAGGACTGCCACGGGCTTTTGTGCCGGATGAATTTTCGGTATATCTTTTCCGTCTTTCTCCCAATTAAACCAATTAAAAATCATGTGTCCTGTACCTCTGATATTCTTTCCATTTTCATCAATCTGCAAGCCGTTTCTGAATTTTGGTAACTTATTTCGGTACAGTACAAGTGCATATTCCGTAGCACCAACGATACGCATATTCGCCTTAAGTACCTGTGGACTGTAATTTTTACAGAATACAAGCGGTATGTAATTAACAAATCCGTGTTTCTTTGCCGCCGCAATCAATGTTGACAACTGCTCAAATGCGCAAAATACAATCATGCAAGGGCTATTACTACTTCTGCCCCTTGCGATAGGCTTTGTGTCCTCTTTTTTCAACATCTTTGAACAAAAATGGAAGTATTCATACAGATTAAAGTTAAAATCTGAATTGAAAGCCGCCTTTTTCGCAAGTTAGCTCTCTCCGTTTTTGTTATCGCCGCCGTTATACCACATAGGGTTACTGCCATAGAAGTTGTTCCCAACATTATAAGGAACATCTGCTATAATCAACTGTGCTGGAGGTATTGCGTATTTCTTGTAATTCTGCATTGAATCACGATATATCTCGCATTTAATCTTCTTTTTATACATTTCAAATCTACCAAAAGGAAACCTCGGTTTTATGTCGCGACAACCTATTCCTTTCTTTGATTTTTAGTTAGTTATCTTCTTTTCTCTTAAAATCCTCGCAAGGCACATCAAGCAAGCAACCGCATTTTTCGGTTTCCATTCCTCCCCAATATGTCTTATATCTGTAAGAGTTTTCGCATTTAAAGCAGAAATCCTTGCCATTGTTCAATTTGCAACTTGTCTTTTTATCTTCCAGCTTTTTCCCGATACTCTCGTTTATCCTTTTGAGTTCCTCGACCTTTTTCTGCAATTCCTCAAAATCTTCAATGAGTTTATTGTATTTCTTCTTGCTTAAAATCTTCATTCTGTATCACCCTTTCTTTTTCTTCTTAGACTTAAACTTAAAAACATCATTTTTCTGCCGGCTTACCATGCTACGATAGCCGTTCATTTTACTAGCTCTGCTTTTACTCATACCTCACACTCCTTCCGGTTTCTCGCACATCTCAAATTCAATCACCCATACCCAAGGATTCGCATCCCAACCGTAGCGGTCAATGTCGGATTTCTTGATGGTTGAGGTCCAAAGTTTTTCCCATTCCATCATCACTTCATCACATTGACTGCACTGTTCTTCTGTCCCATAACAGCACTGCGAACCGCTTTCTCCGTATGTATTAAGACAATCCCAACAATCAGGATAAGCTCCCTCTTTTATCACATCGGCTGGCTTCATCTCCTGCAGCCGCTCCACTCTCACTTCTGTTACCTTAAGCCAGATACGTGCCGCTTCTTTCGGCATCTGGATTGGTGGTTTCCACTTCGTAAGATCTGCAATATCACCTCTTTGCCAATCTTCGTAGTAATAGTATCCATTCGGAGCCTTTTTCCATGTTTCTCTGACATACAGGGTATCGCCTGGTTGATATGGTGCTTTTCTGATACACGGCTCATTTTTTCCGTTATACAACATAAGTCCATCTTTAATATATCCAGTCCACCATGGATTTTCTCCTGAAAAGAATTTTACAAGCCGTCTGGCACAACTTTTCCGTCCGTCCAGAGTCGCCCGAACCATCTCTGTGTTAAATAAAATTTGTTTAATCGCCATCTGCTTCACCGCCTTTTTAATATTCTCTGCATTTATTCTTTTTCCCGGACATTTTCAATTTTTGCTTCTACGTGTATCCCATATCCATCTGGATCTATCAGTTCAAAACTGATGCTGTTTTCATCGGTTTTAAATTTTTCAGTTAAGATTCGTTTTAAATCCGTCTCGTCCAGCCATATTGTTTTTGTTTCTTTCATTGTCTAATTTTCCCATCAAAAATCTACGTTTTATCAGCTTACTTTTATTTTTTACCCTATTCCATTCACTTGGCTTAATGTAAATATACTGACTGCATAAAAGATATGTGTTATTCTTTCGCTTTTTGGCTTTTCTTCTATTCATTTTTAATCATCCTTTTTAAATTTCCTACCATAATTTTCCAAAATCTAAGCAAACCTAAGCTGTCCGGTCTGTTCCTGCGCAATCCTCATGTTTCCTGTGCGCTTTGCTACGCACAACTCTGGTAAATTTGCTTTTACCAGCGCGGCAGGAATTGGCGGACAAACTGCATTTCCGCATCTGCGCACCTGCTCACTTCTGGGATACTTTTTCCCGGTATAGTCGTGATCTATTATGTAATCATCCGGAAAGCCTTGGCATCCGTACAGCTCTTTCGGTTCCAACATCCTCAATCCTATGTCCACAATCCGGTAATCTACACCCTCAATCGTCACAAGTCCGAATCTGTCTTTTGTGGTCACGGTATCTAATGGTTTCTCTATGTCCTGTCCAGTTGCATCCCCATAATATTTAATCAGAAATGCTCTGACTTCTCCAAAGTGTCCATCTCCCGCCGTTATGGTCGGTATCGGTTCGGCAATGTTCCTGCCGTCACAATGGTTATTCATCTGGATGAGTGTCGCAGCGCATACACTGTTATGATCTATCGCCGTTACGGTCGGGAGTGGATTTTCTAATGACTCTCCAGCTCCCGTATATCCTCCATCGTAATACTTATGTAAAAACGATGTGACAAGACCGTACCTGTTTGAGCCATCAACAGTCATGAGTGGATCGTCAATTCCCTGTCCCCGGACTTCTCCCTGCGCCGTCTCGGAATGATACTGGATCAGTGTTGGACTTATTAAGCAATGTTCATTTTTGCTCACTATAGTCGTGAGTGGTTCCCGTATATCCTTGCTCCGGTCTTTTGCAAATCCGGTCTGTCCGATCTGTACCATATACGGTTCTACAATTCCATACCCGTGTTTCCCGGTAATAGTAGGCATCGGCTCTCTGATATCGTTCGGTCTACGTTCTCCACCATGATTGCATTGGATAATAAACGGCTCTGGATTTTCCAACACAAATTTCTTTAGTCCTCTTGCAATCCTATCCATTGTTTTCTGTGCCAGTGGGCGTACCGCGCGGATACCGTATTTTTCCTTTATTTCTTCCGAGCTATCAAAGATGCTAGGACACGGCAAGGAGAAATCCAACTGTGTATATGCTCCAACATACGGTTTGAGAAGTCCTGCTTTGACAGCTTCACTGTCTGCCGGTGCGTGTGTTGGCTCTGGCCAGACAATTGACCTGCTGTCGCACCGCGCGATCATAAAGAATCTCTTGCGCATAGTCGGCGCGCCGTAATCCGCTGCTACCAACTCTTTAAATTGCACCTCATATCCTAAATCGGTAAGCTGTTGCACGAACTTTCTAAACGTCTCTCCCTGTTTACTCTTGATTGGATGATGCTTCCGGTTCAATGGTCCCCATGTCTTAAATTCCTCCACATTCTCCAACATGATTACTCTTGGTCTGACAAGTCCCGCCCATCGGCAGGCTACCCATGCAAGACCTCTGATATTCTTGTCCTTTGGCTTGCCGCCCTTTGCTTTGCTGAAATGCTTACAGTCCGGGGAGAACCAGGCAAGTGCTACAGGGTGTCCTTTGCAAGCCTTAATTGGGTCTACCGCCCAAACGTTTTCGCAGTAATGTTTCGTATTAGGATGATTAGATTTGTGCATCCGGATAGCTTCCGGGTCATGGTTGATCGCAATATCCACACTATATCCGGTTGCCAGTTCTATCCCGGTGGAAGCCCCACCGCCACCGGCGAAGTTGTCAACGATCAGTTCTCCGTTAATCATTGCATTGCCTCCAATCATTTTTATCCTCAAATTTCATGCAATAGGAAGTTGCCTGACTTCTTTGGATGGTTTCCTTACACCATCCATATATCCCCCATCCTTCTGGTGGTTGCTTATTATTTTCAAGCATTTCCCATGCAGAACAGTTCTCACACCGTTTGTAATGCATCCAGCTAGGTGCTTCTCTTAATTCACCACACACATTTACTATGTGCATATCTGGTGGATTAAACAGATCCATTTGCCCTTGCATTTCTATTCCTCCCTATAAATCCTGCATACGCTTAAGTCGCTTGTATTAACATATCTCCCCCGCATTCGTTCTATTTCGCTTTCTGCTGCTTCTCTACTCTTAAAAACCCTCACCTTGGAATTTTGCTTACTGCTGTTAAGGACCTTATACCGTTCTCCGTTTACAATGTATGAGCCTTTACAGATGTAATCTCCACTCCTGTCAGTTATTGCATATTCTTGTGGTTTTTCAAGCTCAATTGTTAATTCTACCGGATGACTGCCTCCTCCTATGACATTCCACGTTTTCACGTTTTTGTGCTTTATTTTTCCCCAGAACTTCATATCTAGTAAACATTCATTAAAACTGTCCTCACAGTACCCATCTATGGATACACCTGCATTGCCACCGTAATTTTTCAAAAGTTCTTCCAATGTCATAGCATTTCCTCCTTAAAACAAGCTCAACTGCTGCTCTTCATATTTGTATTTCAGCTTTACTGGCAAGCCTCCGCAATGGAATATCCGTTCTACACGTTCCTTTTGCTTCAAATGTGCCATATAGTTAATATCTGCTTTTGGTGGTACTGATAAATAGCATTCCTCTGGAAATGGAATGTTATTTTCTTTGCATATTTTCCGGATCTGCTCCTGTGCATAAATAATATGGTTCCGCGTCAGGTTCATGTTGCAACCATCAGACCAGAACGGATCATTGCAACCATTCTGGTTTATATCTTTCCAATGTTCTATTTCTTCCCGAACATTTCTACAATACTGCTGCACGTTTTCCTGCGGTGTCCTTTCTTTCATTGCAATTCTCCTTTCTGCCTTACGCAATACTTGCATGCGACCGCATTTTTTAGACGATCTACCCCAGACGTATCAAGATACCCGGCCATATCGTATATCAAGTCATTCAAAAATTCAGTTTTTGTCATATAACCCCTCCAAATCGCATACAAACTTAATCTCATTCGCCAAACTCTGCGCTATCATCGGTACAGTCAACTGAAACTGCTTGTAATTAGCCAATGTGTCGATGTAGTCAATAAACTTGTCCGTGAACTGCTGTAACTGCTTCACAGACAGCTTAAATTCCTTTTTCAGAATCGTAAGCGTGAGCGCGAAATAGTTAAACAATGACGCGCTGGAAAGTCTGTAGGCTTCACGCTCGATACAAAATCCTTTCTTGGCATATAAGACCATTAACTGCCGCTGCGGAATCTGTTCAACTTCTGTCTTGGTATCAATGTCGTATTTGTCTTTCAGGTAAACAGCCAAGTCCTTTCCGTTCTTCCCGCCGCATGATGCTTCATCCAAGTAAGATTTCAAAAAATCCTGTAACCGGATGATTCTTGTCTGTCCGAATCCGAATTTGTCATGCAGAATTATGTACCCAATCACGACAAAATCTTTGTACGATTTTGATATAACCTTATCCGCATTTCTCTTTTCAAAATCATTTCGCCCGATAATCCGCATTTCCTGTTTTGTGTAAAATGTCGGCTTTTTCTTCCGTCTCAACGCATTGCTCATTTCTTTGATTTCTCCTTTCTGTATGTGATTTCCAACCATGCAAAATGACTCAATACAAGCTGTCTTGCACGCTCTTCAATCTCCATGCCTTTGTATTTGTTTATCAATGATTCTCCGGCTTTTACAACTTCATCCCACCAAGAATCAGCATTGTCCGGGGAATAGTATTTCTGAATGAATTGCCAATAATCCATAAATACTTGCCATTCTTCCGAACCCTTTTCTATCTTTGCACTTGCCATAGCCGTTACCTCTAAAACGGACAATCGCCATTGTATGGCTTGAATCCGTCTCCACGTTCTTTCTTTTTGATTTCTGCAACAACATCATCAAGCGGTTTTTCAATTTCAACAAATTTCATGTGATCTCCATCAAACTCCATTGCTTCACGCATTGTCATTCCCTGTCTGTTCTTCTCGATTTTTACACCCTTGGCTCCCTTGTCATTGTCTGACAGATTCCACAGCATAATTATGTTTGACGCATCCTGTTCGATTGCCCCGGATTCCCTCAACTCTGCCATGGTAGGTTCTTTTGTGTCTCTGCTTTCGGAAGCTCTTGTTATCTGTGAAAGTGCTATTACATGTGTATTTAAGTCTCTTGCAACCGATTTTAAACCTCTTGAAATTGATGCTACTTCTTCATTTCTTCCGGAATATCTGTTATCCGGCATAAGCAACTGCAGATAGTCAACAACGATAACATCAAAGTTTTGGTGTCTGCATTCTGACTTTATTTCCCTCGGAGATACAGTACCGGACGCAATCCATAATTGATAATCGCTCATTTCCTCATTTGCTTGGTTAAATTTTTCCTGCTCATCACCAAGAAATGCTTTCGCCCGCCTTATTCTCGTTAAACCAATTTCTGCAAGCCTTGAAACGAATCTTTCATACACCTGCTTATCGCTCATTTCCAAATTGAAATATGCAACTTTAAGACCTCTCTTTGCCATATTCCCAATAATCTGCGTTGTGAGTGCGGATTTTCCGACTGCCGGTCTTGCAGCAACTACTGTTACGTCACCGCGTTCGAGATCTCCAAGTGCATCATCAAGTTGCGATAACCCGATTTTTATACCTCCCTCTCCAACACTTTCGTTGAAATATTTGTCTTTATTCTCAACTGAAATCTGCTTAATTGGTTTTAACTTTACTTCTTTCCCCTCTTGCAAATGTTCAAGTCTTGTAAGAAGATCGCTGATTGTATCATCAATGTCGCATGGTTTTAAACTGGATTTCTGATACATGTCACGAACCATTCTTGCCTTGTATTCTTTCGCAACCGCATCGGCATAGCTTTTAACCATAGTTGAAGTGATTGTTCCGGTAATACAGGATTTCATCAATTCGCTAATCTGCTCCTGCGTGTATTTGTGATTCTCAAGTGCCATTGACAAAGACATGGGATCAATGTTTTCATTCCGGTCATACATGGCAAGCATTTCCTTGTATGTGTCCTGCGCGAAATCCGAACTAAACATTTCCGGTTTCAGTGTTCGCCAGATGCTATTTAGCACATCATTGTCAATCAGTACGCACCCGATCACTCCGAACTCCGCTTCTGTCAACTACAATCACCTCGTTTCTCCGCAATCTGCAACCAATAGTCGCAATCGTTTTCCAGCCAATCGACATATTTTGGAATGTATCGAAAATCCGTATCGTCCGGATTCTTTTCTTGATAGTCACTCAAATATGCTTCCGTGGCTTTGTATAACAGCCGTGCAATGTCCGGTTGGTTCTCTTCGATAACTTCTAGCACTTTATCCATCCAAGCCGTTTTAGAGGTGCTGTACGCTGTTTTCTTGGGGTATATACTAAAAGTCTTTTTCCATGCATCGTCAAAATCAAACAAATCTCCGGAATCGGTCGACAGCGAATTTTCTTTTATATTTTCTTTCTCTTTATCTTCTTCTTTTTCTTCTTCTTTATCTGAAACAGCGACGTCAGACGATTTATCGGGCGATTTTTGCCCAATTAGGTTTTTCTGCTTCTTTCTCCGGTTCTGCTGATATAGCCTGTCACGTTCCTTTTTCTTCTCATAAGCGTCAAGCGTTTGATGCTTATTCCAATTTGGAATCGTTATCACATTGTCAACAACTTCAATCATTCCAAATTCTTCAAAAGTCTTAAGCGCAAGCCTTACCGTGTTCAAATCTCTGCGGAAAATGGTGGCAAGCATTTCATCCGTGAACGGCAACTTATTGCTCATCATAAACACTCCGTTGTTATTCTGTTTCCCGGCAAGAATAAGAAGTTTGAACCAAATCGTAATGATGCTATCCGCACTCGGCATACTCTCAATCAGCAGAATCTTTTCATCATCAAAGACATCTGTTGTGATCTTAATCCACTTGACTTCTGCCATCTAATTAATCACTCTCCTCATATGTATTTTCAGAAATCAAAGCCATAAACTTCTCATACTGTTTTTCAGAAACTTTGTTTCCCTGTTTCTCCGGCTTCAAGCGGATTTCAAGGTGCTTTTCAGCGATATGCGATAATTCCTTGGCAAGACTCTTTTTGCCTTGTTTAATGCCGTCATAATAGCCTTTTGCCGGTTTAAATTCGTTTATCTTTCCTTTTCCTGCGCCTTGACCGCCAGCCGTTTTGTTGTAACGGCATTGATAACCTTTCTTTGCATATTCCAAAATCCAATATTGTTCCATTTCATCAAGCTTCTCTCTCGGATAATGGATAAAATCCAATTTCCACCCATACGGATTTTCTTCACTATAAAATCCTCTTTTTTTAATCGAAAGATCTATGTGCTGAAAACCGGATAAATGTGAAATATTTCTCTCTAGGCAGTCAACGCTCTGACCGATATAAAAGTAAGATATACCGTTTTCATCAGTCCTTGTGTAGAAATAAATTCCGCTCTGATTTTTCATTTCCGGACAAATGCTTAATATCCGTTTCTCGTTGTTCTTTTTTATTGCATATAGCTGCTTATAATTTACATTCGGCATTTTCTTCTACCTCTCAATGGCGTTGTTAATATCTCTTCGATAGTCCAACCCATATCCTTTCTATGTAATAAGCAATGTGCATTTATACCTACTATTTCAGCCCACTCAACAACCCTATGGGTTTGTCCGTTGTGCTCCCAAACAGGCGAACCCGATAAATCTTTACATTTTTTACTGCAATAAACCGCGTCATTGTAATGACCACCTCTTTTGGCGTTAAATGATTTATTGCAAATAGGACATATTTTCATATAGTCTTTTGTGTTTGGATGCTCTCTGCAATAAAGAATCCTTCCGCAGCGATTGCTACATGTTTTTTGCCCATTTCTCTGCTTTTTCACAAATTGCTTTCCGCAAACAGGACATTTTAAAAATTTTTCCTCTAAAGGAATGCTATTTCTTTTGTTTTTAGCTTGTTCTGCATTTGTTACAAACCTGCAATTGCTAGGCTCGTAATTCCCATTAACATCAATTCTGTCAATGGTTAAAATGTTCAATCCCTTATCCGTCTTTTCCTCTTTATACCCGTTTGCGATTGCCCAATCGTGGAAACTTAGAAAATCATTCTTCCATTCATCACACATTGCAATCCCTCTTCCACCGTAATTTTTATAGTCGCGAGAAGTTTTGCAATAGCAACGATATTTAATACTTTTCCACAGAGGATATAATCTACCGCATTTATTTGATAATCCGTGTTTATATCCCATCCAATCACTTCCTCTCCAATGGCTTCATGCTCATTTGAGCCACAAACTTTCCGTAGCTCATTCCGGAGGCGCGTGCCATATGATTCACAGCCTTGATTGCATCATCCTTTTTCTTTGGTTTTTTCAATCGTTCTTTAACTTCATTGCTGATGCAGTCTTGGCAATCAACTTTGCGTTCATCTATCGTCATAAACAGCCTGCCACATTTCGGGCATATTCTTGTATACACAATTCTTCCAGCCTTTTTAAAATTCTTAAACTGTGCGTATCTTTTTGCACATTTGGGTCTGCAGTATTTTTGATCTGGTCGCTTCGGCTCAAATTCAGCCATACAGTATTCACATAATTTCAATTTTTACCTCCAATCTTTTGTAAGGGCGGCGCGGTAAACGCACCGCCAAGACATGGCTTTCAATAAGGTTTGTGATAACTATTCGCCAAACAAGATAGTTTCTTTTAGGCTTTCGCCAAGGTGTTTCAACCTAATGTTTGTTCTTCTAACTCTTCAAGTGATTTAAAATACTCACTGCCTTTGATTTCGTTGAATCCCTCTTGTTCCGGTGTAATGTCATCATATCTTGACGCATACATTCTCAAATACATTTTCCCGTTGTATTCGAATATCGAAACCGAGTAACCGCCCATATGCAATTCTCTGAAATAATCTCCCACTCTAATCGAATGATTATTGATTACAATGTTTCTCTCGATACATAAGTTCTGGAACTCTTTCAGTGTCTTACTATTCGCTCTAAACTTCCGCATCATCACATCCGAATCACGAAACAGCTTGACGGGCTTTAATAATACACTTCCGAATTTCTGATTGTTTTCCTTGCAAGACTCGATATACAATCGAATCTCGCCCTTTTGAAAATCTTTAAAAGGTTCATTGATCGCGCCATCACCGCAAATTTGATAGCATTCGCCGGCAATCCCTTTCTTGTCAAAGAACTCATTTATTAGTTTCCGTCTTTCCTCTGAATGCTTTTTAAAATCTCTAATCTCTTTCAAAAACCGCTCATTGGATACGATATAAAATTTCTCCATGCTTTCTCCTTTCAGAACGGACAAAGGTTCATATCAACCTCTAGCCCTTTTTCTGCAACATAAACATTCGCTCCATATTCAATTGTTTCTTTCGTTCGTTTTAGGAATAACGCGGGATCTCCGCTTGTGTCCGATAAGTGTATTAAAACGACATTCCGTAAAGCCGGGTTGTCGTTCGTCTGAATAAATTTAAGTGCCGTATCAAGGCTCATATGCCCTCGTAAACGGTGTTCGTAATTTGGCTCATTCCGATTGACAAATTGCATATCGTAATTGGCTTCACAAAGAATGTGATTAACCATCTGGTTCGAAAAATCGTATTTGCAATATTCCAAGTCGGTCAAGAATAACAGCTTGCCCATTTCCTCATGCTCGATTAAATAGCCATAACACTCGATTTCTGTATCATGCGGTACATTGAAGGGTGTTACTGTAAAACTGCCGATTTGCCTTGGTCTGCGCGGTGGAATGGCTATTGTACGCTCTCCTGTAATGGTTTCAAGTGCGGTCTGTGTTTCAAATGCCGTATAAACCGGAATACCAGATCTCATAAAATCCTTTATGTAGCGTGCATGGTCTCCGTGTTCGTGGCTCACAATACATCCGGCAACATCAGATATACGCCAATCAATCATCTTCTTAAAGTCCATGAATTTACATCCGGCTTCGATTGCAAGGATTTCTCCATTGTCGGCAATTAAGGCGTATGAGTTACCGGATGAACCGGAACCTAAGACTTTTAATTTCATAGGCTACTCCAATTCTTCCTCTGCCGGAAAGTGGAAATATCCATTCAGATTGTTAAATTCCACACGTTCGCAAGTATCCTTAACTACCACAGTTCCAAAGCCGCCTTTCATAGCAGCCTTTAGCGTTTCATTGAAATCATCTGGAATATCCGCATTTGTGATAAATTTGCCTGCATATGCAATTCTAAGCATTTCCATGGCTTTCTTTGCTTTTTCTTCGGTGGAATAATCTGCAACATCTACTGAATCATCATATCCACATATCTGCATCCTCACATAAACGCGCCCATTTATACATCCTTCATATACAGAAACCCAAGCGTTATCATACGGGAAATCCTTTGTCCCGTCCTGCGATATAACTCTCATAGAAAACCTCCTAATCTTTCATAAAGTCCGGCAAATTCTCGTCATTCTCTGCCGATTCAATAACTTCCGCTTCGACTGCTGCGCTTTCAACTTCTTTTGCTTCCGCATCTACAACAAAATCCTCTGAATTGGCGTTCTCGGCAATTTCTTCCTGCGTCTGCTGATAAGTTTCATCCATCTGCATAAGTGACTGTGTAGCCATAGCGTTAAGGTCTTTCGGATGCTTCTTGATTGCATTATTGCGCATCTTGCGAATAATCATAGCTTCGGAAGTTTCTCTCCACGCCGCGCTCATATAAGGTCTTGCCACTTCACAAGCAAGCATTTCTTCCAATGTCTTGCATCCGAGAAGTGCACTGATAATCTCGTCCTTTTTAGCCTTAATTTCAGCCTTTTGCTTGTCGGTTGCCTTGCGCTTATTCTCGCAAATTCCAAACGTTTCATTCAAAAGATTGTTGCGCACATGAGCCAAAAGGTTTCCTTTCACGCCTTCACGTTCCGCAATCATGTATTCAATCTTTCCACCGTCCATCTCGACTGGATAAACTACACGGATTACTTTCTGCGACAATCCTTTTTCTTCCCACTCCGGCGGCGTAACTTCAACACCTCTGTGCTTCGGATATGTAAATTCATCCCCTTCTTTCACAAGCCATACCGGATAGACCTTTTTAACACCAACACCGAAATTACGGAGAAGTGCATCGTTTCCGTCTCCTTCGATTCCCATTTCTACTTCCTTGTACCAATTTCCATTTGCATCCTGTTTGCTTCTCAACTGGAAGTAGCACTCCCTCGGCACTGCATTGGCATTAAGTTGAAGGCTTGATACCTGTCCAATAATCTGTCTCAAATTAGATCCATTCAAGTTACTCATAGCGGCTTTGCTAGATGTAACAAGGTTGTAAATAGCACTCATAGATGCCATGACACACTGCTTGGAATAATCATTAAGTACAAGTCCATGCTCTGCAAAGTCACGCTCCATAAGCCCTATGTACTGGTTTGTATAATAGGAAAGTTGTGTATTCATTTCCTGTTTTCCCTGCGTAGATACTGCCGTATTTTCTGCCATAATTACTTATCCTCCATTCCGCTTAAAATAGCTTTGATAACTTCTGCCATGCGTCTTTTTTGCCCTTTTCTTAATATTTCTTTACCATCCTCGGACAGCTCCTCTTCACTTACTCTCTGCAAAGCAAGGTTGTATTCCTTCTCTCCGAGAACTCCCCTTAATGCAACTAAAAGAGTTTCAAATTCAGCCATGATAACAAGCTTGGTTCCATTTACTTCTACTGTTCCAAAATCTGATTTAATCATGCCTATTCCTCGCTTTCTTAAATCTCATTAAATTTCTGCACCGCATGCAATTCGTTCGGAGTCTTTGCATACACATTGCCGTCAACTACCACAAGGTAATCAGCACCCTCTTTCTTAGGTTCCACCTTGCATGACTTACCATTTACATAAAATCTCTTTGTTTTGATAATCATATCTATTCCTCACTTTCTGCATTTTTTACAAGTTCAAATTCATACACGCTATTCATTGTTCCAACTACAAGATTTCCCTTTTCGTTGATAAGTGAACCACAAACACGGCTTGTCCTTAATATATTTCCGGAGTAATCCGTTCCGTCAGCATTTCTGACGTATTCAAGAATCATTGGCAATCCAATATGTGGGTTTGGCTTCTTTGTGATTCTGCCGATTCTCAATGGGTATCTGCCATCCGATCTTGTGATGTGCGTTTTTGCATCTCGAATATCAACAATGCGATATTCTTCATACTTCTTCACAACTGCCACCTTATCAGCACCGTAGGTATCCACCCACTTCATATCCACGGTTTCATCTGTAACTGTCAGCTTTGCACCCTTGGCATTTACAACCGTGTCACCAGCTTTCACAGAATCCTCGGTGCGATATACGTAGCTTCTTGTGCTGTTTGGAAATTTCGCTTTGATATACTGCATAATTACCTCTCCTTTTTCACATATCCATTTGACAAATTTTCAAGAATACGCAAAAGTCTTTCGTTGGTTTCTGAGGCTTTTTCAAGTTCTCTTATAAGTTTATATTCATTACACTCAAAGTTATCTACCTTTGTTCGCAAATCTGAGTTTTCAGCCTTCAATTTTTCAATATCATCCATGTACACGACCTCTCTTTCCTTTATTCCTCGTGTCTTTCTCGCAATACGGAAGAGAACAATGTCCGTCTCCTCCCCAAAACCCTTTATTTGCGTTCCTCCAACGCTTGCACGACATACACCTTGCATCCGGCTGTGTGATGTTATTTTTTATCCATATTCTTGACATTCTACACACCCTCTACTTTCAACTGTTTGTCCTCGGAAACCGTCAGAAGAATTAGCTGTGCATCCATATCCGGCACATTGAACTCATTCAGCGATTCTGCGTTATCAACAAAAATCGGCACGCTCACACCGTATAACTCGCTTAATGAGCGGATAATATCAAGTCCGGCTAAAATCTTGTGACCATTATTCAAATCTGAATATCCGACTCCATTCACGGTACACTCACAACAATCTTTCATACCGCCATTTAATTGCGTTTCGAAGAGTTTGAAATTAACTGTCTTAAAATGGCTATTGATAGATTCAGAAACCTTATTCAGCTTGAAACGAATGAACTCTTCCAAGAGGTAAAGCATCTGTTCCTGATCTGCAACTTTCTGCCCGATTTCTTTCTGTTCGTCTCTAAGCGTTTCGATGCGATCATCAATCATAACGTTGTTAGCCGCCTGTGCGATAATCTTATTTACTTCGTCAAGCTGGCTCTTTAATTTTGCTTTATCTGCTTTTGCGTCCTCAACAACCTTATCTGCGCCCTTGGATTCTAACTCTGCAATATCAGCAAGCAATTCATCCTGTCTATCCTTTAACTTGGCATATTCTGTGTTCTGCGTATAATCAGCGCAAGACGGAAGCTTAGAAATCTGTTCATCAAATCCTTTGATAATGTCAATTTCTTCCGCTTCACGCAGTTTCAATGTGTTGATTTTGTTCTCTAATTCCTTATTGTTCTCGGTCAGCTCCTTAATCATTTCAGCGCACGCATTTCCATAATCAACAATCATGGCAAGCGTTTTCGCGTGTTCTTCATTAAATACTTCGATTGCATCTGCTTTTCTCTGCGAAAAATCGGCTCTTAAAGACTCTATTTTATCTTCCGGCAATCTTTGTCCGCATAACGAACAAACCGTTGTAGATTCGTCAAATACCCACTTTGAATCGTCAAACTTCTTTTCCTTTTCCTCTTTATACTTTTTCGCAAGTTCAGCTTTCTTAAGAGTCTGTTCAGAAATTGTTCTTTTATTGCTATCAACAGAGTTCTGCGCATTTTCGATAGAGAATCGAATATCTTCCAACTTTTCCTCATGTTCGTATTTGTGTTTTTCAATCTCACGTTTCTTGCTTGAAAGCTCGTTATTCATGGTCTGCGCGATAGCTGACATTTCAAACTGACAATTCATTTCTTCGCTGCGCATTTCATCAATCCGCACATCAGATTTCCCAATTAAATCTTCAAGTGCTTCAATCTTTCTCTCCAAATCGGCTTTCAATAACTCCTGTTCTGCCACATCAACATCAACCTTGGATTTCTCGGCTTCATCAATACGAACCGGAATTTCAGCCTGTTTCTTCTTCCATTCAGATAATGTCTTGGAAAACTTGGCGCGAATATCATCTGTAGATGGTGCTTTCCCCAATTCGTCAAGCAACGGTGCATACTTGGCATCGGTCTGTGCCAGTTCCACATCGGAAACCTCTGCAACAAGTTTCATCAGAATGTCTCTCTGTTCTTTCCATTTCAGAGAAGAAAAATACTGAGGATTGGTCAGCATCTTAAACATTTCCTCACTCTGCGCCAAACCGGAAATATAAGTCTTAAATTCAGTTTCACTTTTCGGATAGCCGTCAATCTCATAAGAATTTGGGTTTCCCTGCAATGATACCGTATTAGTTCCACGCTTCTTAACCCAATTCTGTTTCTGAACCTTGGAAAGTTCCACTTCCTTGCCATCTACATCAATAACACCAACAACCTTGATTTCCACGTTATCAATGCGCTTTCCGTCCTTATCCAATGGTCTGACATTGAATTTTTCTTCGCCTGCACTGTTCTTGTTAAAAAGCAACCATGTGAACGCATCAAAAATTGTAGTCTTGCCTGCTGCATTCTGTCCTTTAATACTTGTCTTATTTGAGAAATTCACATCAAGGCTCTTAATTCCCTTGAAATTCTCCATATGTAACGACTTTAAAATCATTCGCATTATTCTACACCCCCACGATTCCTTTTATTGATAACTCATATGTAACTTTTTCCACAACGCGACCATCTTTACACGTTTTCTTGTATCTCCGGCTCTGTAATCTGCCGTATGCGCTCACCCTATCGCCTAAAGCAAGTGAGTCCGTATACTCTGCGCCCTTTCCCCATGCAATGCATGTAATCAAATCCTCTTTTCCGTTTTCTCTTACGGTTTTGAGTTTCACATCACAAATTTTCCGACCCAGTGGTGTTTCTCTAAGTTGCTTTTCCTCGATAATTCCATCAAGACTTACTTCATTCAAAGGGCTATCATCCTCTGGTTTTGTGATTGTATCAGCCATAACATACATAAGAATAGCTTCTCCAGACCCTGTTTTTACGTGCCGGGTAATTATCTTCCCACTGACGCATACCGTTCCGCTGATTTCTGTATCGCTGATTCCTTCATCGAACAGTACCGGAAGTATATCTGCAACACCGCTTTTTCTTTCAACTCCGATAAAGAATTTATAAAATTTCTTACCGCTTGATTTATGGCTTTCCCTTGGTGCTGATACAACATCACCGATCAGTGTTATTTTGTTCTCCATTGCTTCTCCTTCCCATTTCTCTATCAAGAACCTTTTCAAAATTCTCTTTATCATTCTGTTTCTTTCGTTTCCCTGCCAAAAGTTCAGCAAGCATACGCTTTTCTTCCGTGGAACATCTCGTGCCACTTATATACACAACGCCTACCATGCATCCTCTCTCATTCTGCGTTTTCTCTTAATTCGCTTGTCGAGTTCGGCTCTCTTTCGGTCTACTTCCGACCAATAATACATGATTGCCGCAATTACTGCACCGGCTACAAATTTAATAGCCGCCATATTCCCGACCGTGCACTCACTATCCATATAGCAAGCGGCAACCAAGGAATACTCCATTGCAACCGCACCTATGATGAATTGGATTACTTTTTTCATTCATGCTCCTTTCTGCCACTTTATAATTTAGTACCAGTCAGAAACAAACGTTCCGAGTAACGGACATACAACAGCATCTATAAAACGCACAGAACCATCTTCCATGGAATATGTAAAAGCCATTGCAGGCGTGTAAGTCGAATCTCCTGTCTGTATCTGTGCATCTCTTACAGAAACTCCATATGTTGTTTCCTCGTCAACGAAAATGCTTGAAAAACTTTCCGCAGAGTCTACCTTTGCCAAATAGTTGTCACAGCTACGAATTACCCTTGAATTAACTTTCTGAAATTCAAAATTGCTCATTTTAATTCTCCTTTCCATTATGTGTTTCGTTTTCCTCGCCCTGCTCACTATGTTTCGAAGCAGAACTCTCTACCATTCCAAGGACATATCCTTTCTGGAAATCTGTCATATTTGGAATGGCATCACGAAGTTTTTCGACAACTCGCTTTTCCTTTTCGCTCATACAATCACTTCCTTTCATGCGCAATATCTGATTTCGTACTCTGCTACAATGTTCAAGTCGCATCCGAAAATATACATTAAAATAGGAAGAAACTAATTTCTTTTGTACTTCCCATGCCAAATCATCCGTGAACGACTTGACCAACATTAGATAACCCTGCTCGGTAAAAAGATACATTCCGTTCGGAGCGGTTACACCAAATTCCCCCTTGGCTTCATCCGAATTTCGGACGAAGTAATCTTCTCCTAAAATAAAGTGTTTCTTATTGTCGTTAAATATTTTTCTCGCTGTTCCGTCTGGTCTTTCATGTACCATGTCAATGTCCTTAAATGTGACCACTCGCTCGCCTTTGTACTCTTTGATGGAAATATCCGCATTTCCAATATGTACCAAATTATCCATACTTTCACTTCCTTTCTGTGGTATAATTCCCTTATCATCAAATAAGGGAGGTGATACAATTTGAAATACTTTTTGTTTTGCGATTTTTCTACAATATCCTGCGACCGAGAAAAGATGGCAGAGATATTAACTGAAAACGATATAACGTTCGCAAATATCAATAATTTTTGTTGGGAACTAAAAGTTCCGGATAAGTTTGGAATTCCAATCTGCGACACGACCGCAGAATCTATTCACTGCCTGTTTTATCAGTACACTCACAAGAACTCTCTTCTTCTTGTGGTAAAAGCAAATGAATATTTTCCAAACGGAGATTAGGATATAATCTCTTTGTTTCTTCATATACGGTTTTGGTTTTCAGCCATTTCCGCATATGAAGAACCTGTTCCATGACATCCATATCGTGAATATCCACTTTGTTTAAAATCTTCTGCAATTCCTTTTCCATTCCATTGAAATAGGAAACCGGAACAACAACCAAATCATTCACGGATTTAATTTCTTTCATGTCCTCACTCGCTTCCTTTCTTTTATAATCCAATTTAATTGGATGTATCTGGCACAAAAATAAAATCCATCGGAATACCAGACAATTTGCTCATGGTTTTCAACTGTGATAAGCTAGGCTCTGTTTTGCCCTTTTCCCAATTGACAACGGTTGCATTAGATACACCAAGCATTTCAGCCCATTCCTTTTGTGTCATTTTCGCATTTACGCGAACTGCTTCTAATGAAATTCTAGGCATCTTTTTCTCTCCTTTCATATTTGATGGTTTAATCATAATCCAATTATTTTGGATTGTCAACACTAAAATTCAAATTTATTGGATTTAATATTGAATTTTTTATTTTATTGGTTTATAATACAGTTAGAAAGGAGGGCAGAAGAAATGGATAACGAAAATCAATTTAACGAAATGGATGTAGACGATATCCAAAAAGAAGTGTTTGCTGAAAATTTAAGATACTATATTGAATTAAATCAAAAACAGCAAATAGATGTCGCAAAAGACTTAGGTATTAACCCAACGACTCTAAGTATGTGGTGCACCGGAAAATCATTTCCAAGGTCAGGAAAGCTTCAGGCATTGGCTGATTATTTCAAAATCGGAAAATCAGATTTAATAGACCCACGCATAAATAAATCTGTTGACGAAGAATTTTCAAGTGTTGTATTAAATATTGGAATGAATGATGAACGTTTCAAAAAAATTATTATTGAATATAGCAGATTGCCAGTAAGCAAAAAAGAATTGTTATGTGAATTTTTCGAAAAATTTATATTCTAAAAGAAAGCAGGGTTCAATGCCCTGCTTTTTCTTCTTTTAAACCAGCTTTTACAAATCCATGCAAAATTTTTAACATCTTATAGTCTTCAATTTCTTTTATCATAGTTATAATTTCTTCTTTATAAGTCTCTTCTGTTTTTACTTCTCCCGACATAAAAAACCTCCAATCATAAACTATTATGTACCAACAAAGTAATTATAGAACGTGTGTTCGGCATAGTCAATCCCCAATTATGGGCGGAGCCATGCCAAACCCCACCCATGCCAGAACTTGAAGTGTCCTTTCGGACAAGTCCATAGTATCACTGTAATATGCATGATTTCAAGATTTTTCGGTCGCAAGTTTCGACAGAAAATGTCATTGCAGAGAAGCGGAAAGCTGTTTCTCAATCTCTTCTTGCACTTTTGCGCGCCAACGCATCGGCACTTCATCAATCGTCATTTTCTTGTCTATAAGAATACGTCTCACGTAAAATTTAACCATTATGCTTCACCTCCTGCTACCATATCTGCAAGATCCTGAATTGCTCCGGCATTGGACTCATGCCCGGCTTTAAGTTCATCGATGGCTTTCTCCATCTCTGTCTTAGTCCTCAAGCTGACCGTTACAGTGTATGTACCATCTTCTGCGCCATCTTCTCCCACGTTCGGCATATATGTAAACCCATCGGATTTCAGATCGGTGTATTTCCCCGACACTGCATCGTTGTGTGTAAATGTAACTTTCTGCAGGTTGTCCGCAGAAAATGCATCCGTGATGGTCTTGACGGCATCAAAATTCTCCGCCTTGATCTGGATGTTGCCAAGGCTTGCACCGTCAGCAATCTCAAAGGTTGTCTGATTTTTTAAAATAATTTTATCCATAATTTTTTCCTTTCTTTGATAAAAAATGGTTTATAAGTTACGTTCGAATATTTGTTCGATATTTTTTCTTAAACGGCAGTTTAGAGAATGTATTTTATTCTACTAAAGAAACAAAGGATGCAAACGATGCCGATTCTGGGCTTACACATATGCCGCCAAACGTCAATTATGATGCTTCTACCAATAATCCGTTTCCAAATTTTCATACGATACTTTTAACAATTCCATTTATTGACTCAAGTACTGGTTATGCGATTCAAATAGGTGTATCTATAGCTGAACAATACAACGGCAAATTAGCCGTTCGTGTTAAAAATTTGGGAAATTGGCAGGATTGGAATATTATTTCTTAAATCAACCGCCATTCTCCTATTGTTCCTCCATTTATTGTCCTGACAAATATTTCTCCGGTTACGGCGGTGAACGAATATTGTGTATTGATAGAAACATTCTCGGTGGACATGGGAACTATAACAGTTAATATGATGCTTATAGTCGAGTTTGTCTTACCTTCCGCTGCTGGAGTATGTAGCGTATCTGGTGCGGCATAAGCAAAATGCGAGTTAACAATGTTACAATCCTGTATCAACGGAACTATATTCTCTAAACTGCCGTTTAAATCACTTAACTGTTTCGCCAGCGTGCCGTCCAGATTCGGATTTGCCTGCCGCGCGTCCAATGCAAATCCTTCCTCTGTCGTAATCTGGTTGTTTACGATACTTTCCGGTTGCAGTGCGCTTCCGATTTTATCCTTTAAGGTATCTGCCAACTTTATGACGTTTTTTGCTTCGTCCAATGTAATTGTGGTTCCATCCAAGTTAATACTAAGCGTTCCACTCTCATCTACGCTCATGCTCTTTCCGTCCGGCTTTACAACTCCGGCATCCTCTGTTGTTGCAATCGCACTAGCACCGCCCACGATAGACTTAGACCAGTATTCCGTATTGCTCGTTGCCGTTCCTGCCGGAACTTCCTTTTTTGCAAAATACAATGTGTTATTATAAGTCACTGCATCCAATCTCTTATATGTAGCATCTGCACTCCAATCGCCTTTTGGCACAATTGCTACTCTTCCTGCTATAGCCATTTAAGCCACCTCCCAATTCAAATTTCCGTCATTGTCAACGACAAAGTTATATGCCGAATTGTCCGTATAAACCAACTCCCCATCCTCATTCACATCAAATTCTGTCATTGTGAGTTTCTTGTTAATCTCGTTTTCGATTTCCTGCGCTCGGTCTGCGCTGTCCTTGGCATCTGTGGCAGATTTTGCAGCCTTGGTTTCGGACTCTCCTGCACTTTTGGCAGATGCTACAGCCTTGGCAGATTCCACTTTAATATCTGCAAGATAATCCGGGCGCAGATGCTTTTCTTGGATACTTCCCTCTTTCACGATTGCAGACACCTTACCGTCACTGCCGATTGCAAATGCGATTGTATCAGAATCGAGAAATTCATACTCTGTAATCAGAGATGATAAGTCCACATTCTGCGTTGTGCCATCATCCAACGTGATAATCAGCTGCTGTTTCTGCGAATCATAAGCAAAGTTTACCGCCAGTTTTTCCAGCTTGGTATCAATCATAGCCTGTGAACCGTTCATCTTTACTATGGTCAATGTTCCGTTTGATTCATCCCACAGAATTTCTTTCACAAGCTCATTTGCCTTTGTCAAATCAACCTTAGACGCATCCATAGCAACCACACGATCATCCAGATTGTCAACTGCCAAGTCCATCTTGTTAAGATTAGATTCATTTACCGCTGTTTTTTCGCTGGGAAGATTCTCCCAGTTGATACGACTATATATTTTCTGCATGGCTCACACTCCTTTCTAACGCGGATAGCCTGCGTTCAAAATCTCTACATCTGTTCTGCAGTTTCTGGATCATGGCAGTGTTAAGCGCAATAAACTCTTGATAGCACAATGTATACATATCATTTGCGCCACCATTCTGCTCTAAGAATTTTTCCCATTCCTCATTAGATTCAAAATCTTTTTCGGAGAATACCGCATGTTCCAGTCCGTAAAACTCATTTTCAGATATGTCACAATCCGTCATTGCCTGTTCAACATCCTGCGCAACAAATCCAATGTGCATTTTTTCGTCATTTTCCATTAGCCTATATTCCATAGGTTGTAACAACTCGAAAAATCTCTCAAACCGATCATCCTCTAACAGTTTCTGGAAATCTTTTTTCTTTCTACGGTCAGACGTTGTTTTCCAACCACCGGAAGAATACCCTCCGGCAAATGGATTGGGGTTAGTTCCACAGTACACAGAACTAGAGCTTGGAATTAAATTTCCGTTGTCTGAAATTCGTACATAATCGGATAGTCCAATACCTTGCAAATAATGCGCAGTTGATGCCATTATGCACTGTCTTGCACTTTCTGCGGTTGTTGCAGAATCTGCGGTTGTCGCATGATCTGCCGTACTCGCATGATCTCCTATGGCTACTCCATCTTGATCTGTTACAGAGTTTAGGTCAATGCGTATGTTTTGCAGCATTGGCCTTCCTCTTGCATCGAGTCCAATAATTACAATGTCATCACCAATCGAGGTTGCAATAAAATTCAACGAATCAATAATTGACACTCGTCCATCCCCATCAAGCTGGAAGTTATTACTTTCAATTATGAGCCTGTTTCCACGAAGCATAATCTGATCAGCACTTGCATTGATCATCGAAATAACCTGGTCGTTCTCGTCTCTGCCTAACTTCAATTCCAATGATGCGTCTAATTGCCCTTCCGCTTTTTGTGCTCGCGTGACTTCTGCCGTAATTGCGTCTGCGGTCTGCTCAAATTTAGAGCTTGTCTGTTTTTCTAAATCCTCATACGTGGATTGAAGATGGTCTGCGTTCCTCTCCAACTTTCCGGTACGTCTTTCCACACTTTCAAGCGTTTCTCTGATAGAATTAACCTTTGCAGAGTGCGTCTGCGTTCCCTGTGCCGAGATTGAATCTCTCTTGCTTTGTACTCCGGTTAGGGTGCGTTGCAATAGATACGTTTCAACAATCTCTCTTGTGGTATTGAACCGGATAGGTTCTCCAAGTGTCAGACATGGATTCCCGACACAAGTGCAACTTTTAATCGGCGTGTATGCCGCCTGTTTCATAATCGGCAATAGGTTATTTGCAATCTGTTCCAGCTCCGCTCCGGTCTTGTCTGATACAAGAAAGTTTCCTGTAATCGAATAGTTGTTTCCGGAAGTTCCGACAATAGCACCGGCATTATCTTCGCTTGTCTTGATTTCAAGCTGCGTGATTTCCTTGCTTTCGAAGTCCTCGTAATCAAACGTGATATAGTGTCCGGTCATGGACTCTGTGTTTGCATCAGACGGAAATAAATTGTCAGATGGAAATAAATCTTCTGCCGGATAAAGTGCGCTTACGATTTTTTTCAGAAAGACATACTCAAACTTGCCATTCCGGTTGATATTTCCAAAGCATCCGTTAATCTCACAGATTGCCGTTACAACGGTTTTTCCACTGATAGCAGACTCTTCTGTGACCGCGCTTGAATCGTCCGTCTGTGCGGCTACAAGCGTCTTATTGACCGTCATGGAATCATTGACAAGGCTTGTTTCAACTTGCGAAATTCCAAGATGTGCAAAAAAGCTATTACGGAACTGTTTAAGTGTCATTGGAAAGCTAAGTCCTGCATACCAAGATTTTACATCCGTATTGATAATGTCGTACATCGCGTCATATGCCGTAATCTGCCGTTTTGTACGGTCGGCCGTAGGAACATCGGATGCAACCTTAAAAACTCCGTATGGCATCGGATTTTTGCTATCTCCGTCAATCGTTTCTTCGATAGAGATTGTCTTTCCAATAATGTTTCCTGCGGTGTTTCTTGCTGTGAATTTTACACAATTCGCTTCGCACGCTCCAAATTTTAATTCAGACTCCGAACAAAGGCTTTCTTCGAGCGCAAACGTACCGATTTCAAGCATCGAATTGTCTATTTTCTGATTCGTTCCAACAACAGATATGACCATCTGTTTATCTGTCGAGGAATCCCAATACTTTTCTTTCAAACTACTATTTATCATACACACCGCCTATAAATGAAAATTTGATTGCGTCATATTTTATCTTCCCATGTGCCACAGAATAGAACGTAGGCTGAATATCAGCGATATATCCGTACTGTGTCACATATCCGCGTTTTTCCGGCACATATGCCGTGATATAGCCACCACGCTCCTTTGCCTTGGTATAGTTCTTTTCGATATTTTTCCAAAAATCGTCAAACTGCTTTTCAGTCAGCATGGCTTTGGTTTCAAACTCAACCTTTAAGGCTTTCAGTTCCACGGCATCACGATGCTCATATCCGTTTTCGTCAGTCCAAGGGTCTTTGTCCTGCATGTTCACATAGGAACTAAACGTGTCCTGCTTTATTAAACTGTTCGGTATGGTATAATTCCCAAACTTTACTAAATATCCGCCATATCCCATCGTTTACCTCCTAAAAATGGGTATAAAAATAGCACCTACCGTTTGGTAGATGCTATCCATTTGATTAAATTTTAAGCTACTACTGATTCCCATTCAGATTTATAGGGGTGTCGTTTTGTGACACGCCCTTAACAGAATCGTCAATATTTGAAAGACTTCTCCTGTAATTCGTACCTCCATACATTTTTATCGGAACAAAAAAGAGGAAACCTCTTGTAAAATCACATTGGCTTCCTCTTTCGTACAGTATGGCGTTCGAGTAAGTAATCCGCTTCTTCACGGATAAGGTTGTTTCCTTAGTAATAAGGATAGACTATTTTTGATTTTGTGTCAATCCGATTTTGGAATTAAAATAAGCCGTGTTTCCACGGCTTAAGTATCATTTATCTTTCAATTTTTATTGTAACCAAGTATATGTATATGCTTCATCAACATATATCTTATAACTGCTCGGATAGATCGTATCGTAATTTGAATCGTACGGAAAACTAAATGAAAAATAATCTGTATCTCCATTCTTTTCACATTCTGCATAATGATAATCATATTTGATCAAGTTGCCAGATGCATCATACATTACGCAAGAAATTTTTACAAATGAAAAATCTTTTCCGGAATCGTTTGTAGCTTCAACCGTAACATTATCTGCTCCAATGTCCGATTGAACCATTATATTGCGAACATCACAAACAGCATTTGTTGCTTCATCAACACTCAACGACATTTTATAGTTATCGTAAGAAACATCGTTATAATCAGAGTCGCTCGGTGCGTCAAAATAAAGAACACATTCCTTACCGGATTCAAAAGCTCTGTTACAATCACTTTTGCTATCCAGCATTTTACCGTTTTTGTAGTATACAAGTTTTGCGTCCAGATCAACATTTACCTTGTTGTTGTTTTTCAAGATAGCAACAACTCCATGACCACTATCTTGGTATTCAATTGAGATGTTTTTCTTTACCTTGTTCGCATTAAAGGAAGAAGTGACGGTAACTTTGCAAGAAAGCGTTTTCTTTGCAATTTTTGCTTTTACGTACGTTGTTCCTTCTCCAACCGCCAGAACCTTTCCAGACTTGTTTACAGAAGCAACATATTTATTGCCACTACTCCATTTAGCAGTTTTCCTCATTCCGCTTATCTTTAATGTTGCGGATTCTCCAATTTTTAAATTAAGAGTCTTTCTGCTTAATTTAATCGTTGCCGCCTGTGCAACAATCTGTTTCCCATCTGCATTTTGGATTGGCATAGCCGAAGTCAAAACGGCAAATGCCAACCCCATCGCTACTAATAATTTTTTTGTGCTTCTCATAATGACTCCTTTCTTGTGATATGATTTATTTAGAATTATATCACGTTCTATTATAGAAGTCACTAAAAAACATATACATTGTCTCCGGTTCGATTGTAATGTTCTCTCCCATAATCCCTTGCGGCTTTTCCTATGTCGTTTGTAGTAATTCCGAAATTTTTCTGTAAAATAGCTTGTAATAACTGATTTTGCTGTCGCAATAAGGAAACCTCTTGCGCAGATGTTGAATTGATAGCATCTTTGATTCCAGTAATTTCTTGGCTCCCTGCGACCGCCGGCTTACCTCCGACCGTTCCCATAAGTTCCGGAAGCCCGTTTTCTCCAACTGTTGCTATGCTATATTTATCCATAAAACCGCCCGTTGCATAAGCCTTTACTTTAGGTAGGCTCACTTTCGGCACAAGATCGACTCCGCTCCACTTTACCTTTGCTACTTTAGCCGCCGCAGAAACAACACTGTTAAACCCTCTCAAAACGGTATTCACTCCACCGATCAATGAATTTATTGCTGTTTCAATTCTTGAAATTACGGTGTTCATTGCCCCGGCAACGCCACTTTTCACGCTATTCCATAATTTGCTGAATATTTCAGCTACACTTTCTTTCATCTTCGAGAAAGCATTTTTTATCGGGGTGGTTACATGTTCTTTAAACCAACTAGAAACACTATTCCACGCCCCGGTTACCGCTGTCTTTGCCGCGCTAAAAGCTTTCTGAATAGATTCTTTTGCTGAGCTAAAAGCATTCTTGATAGGTGTTGTAACATGCTCCTTAAACCAACCGGAAACCACCGCCCATACCGATTTTACAGTTGTCCATAGAACCTTGAATGCAGTTGATACTGCCGATTTCAATAATTCAAAATTCTTCTTTATTGGCTCTATTACCTTTGATTTAAACCAATCAGAAACAACAATCCATACAGCCTTGACAATGATCCACAATCCTTCAAAGATTTGACCAACTCTTTTCGAAAATCCTTGGAAAAATGAAACAATAGGAGTTATAACATTAGTATTGAACCATCCAGAAACTGTTTTCCATACACCGGATATATCTTTCCATAAAGAAGAGAAAAAACCGGAAACGGATTTCCATAATCCCTCAAAAAATCCGCTTATTGGCTTAATCACATTAGTATTAAACCAATCTCCGGCTTTTGAGAAAATTTCTTTTATTTCTTTCCAATGATCCTTGACTACTACAGTTGCCGTTGCAACAGCGGCTACTATTCCTGCGGTAATCGCTGCCGGTGCTGCCGCTACCCCTAAAATAACCGCTCCGACTGCCGTAATCGTAACTCCGACAAGCATAAGTGCTTCATTAAGCCAACTGAATCCGTTCTTTAGCATGGTCACAAAGTTTGATATTGCAGTAAACGCGCCAATTGCAACAGAGCCAATCCCGGTTATAGCTTTTGCTACCGGACTGATAAAAGAAAGTGCGCTCTCTGCCGCACCGCTACCGAATAAAGCTTTGACACCAGCTGAAACAGTTGTTCCAAGTGTAGCAAACGCCCCACCTATTTTTTTTGACAAAGCGGTAGACAATACTGCCGAGATTCCCTCATTTGCCGCAATTTCAACGCCAAGCCTTGATGCAAGTGAACCAGCTATTGCTTTTGAAATGGAAGTTCCGATTATATCAAGTGCGGTTTTTGCAAGATGCAATCCAAGGATTTTTTTGATTGTCAACGCACCGATGATAATTCCAACCGTCTTTACGTCTAAGTTGCTTAAAAACTCCTTTGCTCCGTTCCAAACATCCTTCCAGGAAATTTTACTTAATGCTGTCGTAACTGCATCAAACGCGCCTTGCGCCCATGAATTAAGTGTTTGAGCCAATAATGCAAAGTCAAAGTTTTGGAAAAACTTGTTGATTCCGTCTGCGATTGAATTTCCAAATTGTTTCCAATTAAATGTCGTGCCAAACGAATCCAATCCATGAAGCACTGTATTTAATGAATTAGCTATCAGCCTTCCGGTTTCTCCGAAAAGCGTTGTACCTTTCTGACCCTCAAATAGTCCATTAAGGAATTTTGCAAGTCCACTACCAAAGCCGGACGCTTTGGCGTATACCTCATCCCACTTGATGCCTCGCATTGCATTGATAAGAGCACCAGAAATCTCTTTTCCAAGTCCTTCAAGGTCTTTGATGTTGCTTTTGAATTTCTTAAAAATCGTGTCGGTCTGAACTAGTTTTCCGGTATCCCCACCACCAGAACCACCGGAACCAGAACCGCCACCACTTCCACCACTTCCAGAACCGGAAGTATTATCTTTACTCTGCTTTGAAATAACCTTTAATTCATCAAATGCACGAGTTGCCTGTTGGATTTCCTTTTTTGCTTTCTTGGCATTTTTTGCGATACCACCCGTGTTTTTCCCTGCGCTTCCTGCGGCATTACTTAAATCGTCCATGCCGTCAGATGCGCTTCCAATATCATCAGCAAGACCGCTGATTCCCGCCCCTTTGCTTGCTTCATACTTCCATCCGAAGATAGAACCTAAAGCATTTGTTACCATCTCTGCGAAGGAAATAACCTTTTGCAGAACTGAATTAAGTACCTTGATAAATGGCTTGAATGCATTGATTAAACCACCACCAACAACCGCTCCAAGTGCTTTGAAGTTCTCTTTAAGCATGGTTATCTGGTTATGCCATGTATCGGCTGTACGTGCGAAATCTCCGGTGATATTGGTTGTATGCGCAAGCACATACTGATAACGCAACATGGCTTTTTCAGCCTGCGTCATTGAAGAAATGTTCGCATCAAGTCCTTGCTTTAACGCCCATTCCTTTAATGTTGCCTGTGTCAAGTCGATACCATAACGCCGCATAGGTGCCGTAGTACCGGAAAATACAGATTGAAGACTCTTGGCAATATCTTCTTGACTCACATCATAGAATGAAGCCATATCTCCGGCTAATTCTGTCAACCGGATAGACATTTTTGCCATTTTCCCTTGCGGAATATCAAGGGCAGTTCCCATGGCTTGGAAACGGCTTGCAAACTGTTTCGCAGACAATTCAGACATACCAAATTTTTCAATTGATGTTTTTGCGAAATTGTTAATTAGGCTTTCATACTGCCCGAATGTCTGCCTTACAACGTTCTCAACCTCTGTCAGTGAAGATGATATGTCAATGGCATCTCCAAGTAGCCTAAATCCTCGGAACAAAGTCCAGTAAGTTGCATACACTTTTCCGATTGCAGACGCAAGAGAAAATGACTTCTTGGTAACCGCAGAAGCACTGGAACTAAATCCACTAAATGAGCTTGTGATGCTTTTTGCCGCTGTTCCTGCCGCTCCACCGGTACGTGATAATTTTGCCAATGCATTTGTCATGTCAATAATATTCCGGCTTACACTAGGGGCTTTCGACAGTTCGGACATAAGCTGACGCATTGCAACCGCAAGTTTTGGTATATTCTCGATAGCCTTTGTTGAGCTTGTATAACCAAGTTGCTTGATTCCTCCGGCTAATTCCGATAATCCTTGCACCGATTTTGACATACCGGAAAACGAGCTTACCGACTTTGAAATCTGTCGCATCGCTCCGGCTGCTGCATTGATCTTTCCTGTGTCAATATTGCTAAGTGTTTTGATGTTTCTTGCAAGAGTCGAGAACGACCTTGAATCAACACTTCGCATGGCACTCATTGAGTTTGACAATCGGTTTACTCCGGTTGCTAACCGGTTAATTCCGCTAGAATCTATGCTTTGCAAGGATGAAGATAGCTTTCCCAACCTTGTTATCAGCGCATCAATCTGACCATTAGCCTGTCTTGCCTGTGCTTGAATCTTGACCTCTAAGGTTTCTAATTCCAACAGTTCCACCTCCTTTATGTAGTTTTAGAAAAAGGCGGTAGGATTTGACCCCTACCGCCCTTGAATTACTTTTTCAGTTTTCCCTTTTTCAGAAGAGAAATCATCTTTGAATTTTCCTCTGATGTAAACTTAAAATTGGAAAATCCGTTCTTTTTTGCGATTTCCGCACGATGTTCTTTCGACACATCATCTTCCCCAACCGCTTTTAATGCTTCTACGATTGAACCGGAATTTCCGGTATACTTCTGATAATACTTACCCTTGCTTTTCTTCGCACCCCCTACAACAATTACTGTATGACCTTTTGTGCGTGTCACAAGAATATCTCCGTTGTAAAGTGTGTCTCCCTGTTTATAAGAGCCTACATCTTTAAATAAGCCGGATTTCAGAATTACCGACCGTTCATTTGATGTATTGAAATCTCCCACATCCTTGCCGGATGCATAGATAATACAAGCACGAACAAGTGATGAGCAGTCGCATTCCGTCTTGACCTTTGTGTTAATGCCATGCTTAATGACTCCGTAGCGTTCCGATTGATCGTAGCCGATATTGTTATTGCCACACGCAATCTTCATAGCTTCGGCTAACTTCTCCGCAACCTTATTGTCCTTTGCTCTTAACACATTCCATCCCTTAGAATGGTTATAAAACTTCTGTGTAGACACTTCCTGTCCGGTCTGGTCTCCGGCTTTTCCACCAGAATAGCAGTTTCCGTGTTCATCGTGCCGCGCACTTCCGATAATTACTGCCATAGCAATACCTCTTTTCTTAAACTATCTTTGGCTTTGGTAAATGTGATTTCCTTGATTCAGCCGCCCATGCTTCTTCTGCCTTAAGCATTTCTCGCATCTCTGCATCAGGGTCGTCCGCATTATGCTTTTCGATGGAATCATAGCAAGTTTCTTTCACGTACTTACTATTACCCTTGCCGAATGTCGCGTCTATTGCTGTAACAAGTGCTGACGTTGCATATCTGCCAAACCACATATACATTTCCATGTCGCGTTGCTTCCATTCTGCCTTATATGCATCCACATAAGGCTTAAGCAACTCTGGATTCATCATATCTATATCATCAATGGAAAATCCGTAGCCTTTCGTTACCATAAGGTAAAACGGACGGATTTCCGCAACGTAATATTCCCATGTTAATTCTTGGCTTTCGCTTTGGATGGGGTCTTTTTCTTCTCTTTCTCCTGCTCCTGCGCTCTCTCCAATGACTCCATCATCTGCGCTAAAAAACCGTTTGTCATCATTTCCTCCTGCATATCAGCGAATAAATCCATGCAGTTAATCTCGTTTGTATCAATCGCGTCATAGAGAATGTCAGACACCTTCTCAAGCTTCTCATCGTAACCGTCGTTTGTTTTGTAATCATATCCAAATTCTTCATTGTGATGCATCTGCAATCCCACAAGAAGTGTCTTAGGAAGCGTTTCAAGAAGAATATCTTCCATAGAGGAAATATCTTCCATGTCCTGTGTCTTCATAATATCCTGTAAGATATGTGATTTTAACGATGGTCTTGTTGCAAACTGAATTGTATATTCTTTTCCACCTAATTTAACTTTCATGTTTTACCTTGCCTTTCTGCCCTATATTGGCAAGGGGCAGTGTTGCCACCGCCCCATTGTTGCTTATTTTATATTGCTTCAAGTTCTGCTACCGACCGTTCATCCTCGCCTACCGGTGCGGTCGATTGCTCGTCCGATAGGCTTTTTACCCCACCACTGTTACAGTGAATGTTCCATCGTTGTTATCAACGACTTTCAGCTTGTCGGTAACGAGTTCCGATGCCGTACTTGGGATAACGGTTGCGGTCATTTCAAGGATTTCATCTACACCGCCTACATCATTCGGTGTCGCGGTAACAGTTCCGGTGTATGCGTATTTTGCAACGCCACCGATTCCATCTGTGCCGTACAGGTGGATAATGTCAACCTTTTTATCTCCCAGCTTTTCGATGTTTTCCAGATATTCTTTTGCAAGGTTTCCGGTGATTTCCCGGGAATCCGCTGTCTTAATACCTTTCTCAAATGTCTGCTGTGGGTCTTCCATCGTGGTTGACTCAACCGTGTTTGGTGGAGATGCCGGAGATGGAATAGACTTTGCAGCAAGTAAAAGGTTGTAAGTCCCTGCAAAGTCGGCTTGTTCCGCTGTGTGCTCTTTAATAATCACACGCGACTTATAACTTGTTGATGCCATGATTTTCTGCTTCCTTTCTGCCTTAAGGCTATGCTAAATTTTCATACGCTCCAATAATTCGCGATGCGCGAAAAGTTGCCGTGCGCACTTGTTTGGAAATCGTGAACACGGCATTTGAAACATCAAAATTTTTTGATTTAAAAAAGGACACTGCATACTCTGCAATGTCCTTAATCTTTTCCCTTCTTCCTTTATTTGTTATTGTAATTTGAAATGTTGGGCGAATTGCGTTAATAAAATAAGACTCTGTATCTCTCCCGGCTTCTGCAAATCCAATCTGTTGTATAAGAAGTGTTGGAAAAACAGGTGTTCCGTTCGATTCCTCGTCCTGCGTTACCTTGATTCCGATTTCTTTGCTTTCCATGTAAACTTTCAGCAATCGGTAAACGGTATCTTCAAAATCAAGTGCCCAACTATTTAACTCATTTTCCACCGAATACCTCCCTTGCAATCTTTACATACTGTTGAATAATCTGTTGTTCCGCATTGTACATAGGCATTGTGGCTTTGATACCGTGGGTATAACGCCATGTTTCGGTCTTATCGTCCCAATAGTACCAACCATCTTCAAAAGCGTGTATTTGTCCCGGATACGTTCCGACACCGAATCCAAGTTCGGGTGCTTTTGGGTTCTCTTTGGAGTTATAAAAAATACCGGCTCCAAACTCTACCGCCAACAAAGTATAGAACGGTTCTCTATCTTCTGACGTTACCGTTTTTCCGGTTGCAATCAAAATCGCGTTCGAGGTCATTAACTGTGGTGCTTTATCTACCCTTACCGTTATCGTGTTCCCGATTGGAGATTCCGATATGTGTTGTATTGCCACCGTCTGACCTATCTGCGCAAGCCTAGAAACAAGTAAATCACATTTAGCTTGTAAACTATCGCGGTACTTTTCTAATTCCTTTATGGCGGCTTGTATGGACTTAGTGGATAGTGTCATTGAAATAGTTTTCTTTGCCATGTGATTACCTACTTAATATTCTTCCGAAGAAGAAACAAATCCGTGGTCAGTCCTTCATCAGCAACGCCTTTTACGATGTAATCTGCGGTTTCTGAATCCACTAATCCATCATCAGCGCGCTTGACTTCCGAACGTTTCCACACCACATCACCGGCTTTAAGTGGCAAATATCCTTTATCCGTGACAAGCTGACAGTATGATGTACTATCATCAATTCCAAATTCTTTCACAAGGGCTTCTGAAAGCTTATTGCTGATGTTAGCTTGGAATGTCGTAGGTTCTGAAAACCCTTCAACTTCCTCGCCTTTTGGAATCTTGTTGCCTTCGGAATCTAAATAAGGTACAAAGTTCCCATCGGAATCCTTGTACCCTTCATAGACAATATCTCCATTTTCGTCAGTTTGTGGAATGAATACCCTCTGACCGGATTGCGAATACTTCATTTCCTGTTTGTTAATGTCAAGCATTGGTGTTTTCCTCCGGGATTCCGGCAACACTTGTCAGAAGTGATAACACTCCAGCAAGGACTGATGCAGAAAGAACATATTTCCAATCCACCGCCCCCATAAATGCCGCCGTTCCAATTCCGGCAATTGCCGCCTGTGCAACAGTCTTGATTGCTCGGATTCCGGCTTTCTTAGTCCAATCCTTCCAATTCCTCATGGCTTTTATCTCCTTTCCCTATATGGATCTCTTCAATCTCATGTTTCATTTTCGTAACCATTCCGTTTCCACCTAACGCATGGTACGCATCATACATCTCACAAAAATTCTGATAGGCATATGACGGTATTTCTCCAAGTTTGGTGTATTTTGCATGGTATTCGATAAGCTGGACGCGCAAAAGGAGCATTGTTCCTTTACTGTTCGCATCCCTGCTTTTCTTTTGTTGTTTAAGAAGCCAAACTATATATCCAAGCACTATCGGAAGTGCCACAAGATAAGTTTGAATCAAAATACTTTTCATTTGAATCTCCTTTTGACGCACTGCCCACCACCGCTTAATGTGCGCCGCCTGCAACCATAATGGTCACGCTCAATCTTCTTTAATGCCCTATAGGCGATATTTACATAGCTTTAACAAACGGAAATACACCAGCAAAAAGGCTTTCACGGTCTTTCCATGTCCTGCTCACGCCGTTTTCGGAGAAACTTGCCATGTATGCTTCTCCTGCCTGCGACCGGTCGTACACTGCCAAATTAACCATAATGTTTTCATAGTTCTTAACATCACTGTCAATCTGGTCTTGCGTGTATGTGTCCGGATAGCTCCGTCTGTTGATAATTTCTTTTCTTGCCTGCTCTAAAAGCTGTTCAATCAAAGGGTTACATTCTTTTTCATCAAACACAACTTTATCGGACTTTTCCCCGGTCGCTTCGTCCTCTACCTCTTCTATATGAAATTGTTGTAAACGAATCTTTACTTGTTCGACAAGTGTGTATGACATAAGCGATCTCCTACAGATTAAATTTTGCAATCAGAATTTCTTTCAGTTCCGCACCACTTGTCGCTTGTGCGTTTTCAATCCCCTGCTCCGCGGCAAGTTTTTGCAAGTCTGCGGTACTCATTCTGTTGATTTCGGTCTTTGTATAAGTGATATTAGGTGGATTCATAAAATCAGAAGGTACCGGAGATTTTCCCTCCGGTACTTCCTCTCCTGGCATATACCACTTGCCCTTATATTTTGTTTTGCACTCGTAAACCAAAGGATCACCTCCTAATAGCACTTAATGACATAGGTGCTATCCATTCTCTCATAAGACGGAAGTACGATTTCGGAAACCGTTGTCTTAGTCTGTACAGGATCTTCCGATACAGAAATTGCAACAGCAACGCCTGTGTTTACGATAGAAACATCTGCTGTAGGCTTTCCGATAAGTGTACGCTCTTCCGGTGTCGTACCGTACCAAGTATTTCCAAGTGCTCCGCTTGGGATAAGCGTTGCAAATCCGTCTGGGTAAAACTTAGATGCCGTACCAGCTTCATTCTTGTACTGCTTAGAGTAAACAATAATGCTGATTCCGAGTTCGTTGGAGAATACCTCTTTAACACGGTTGTCGTTCATAAAGATGTTTGCCGTGGCATTCTGCGCAAGAATGACGGAACGAATCTTCTTATTCTGCTTAAGATGATCCATAGTCTTACGAGAAACAATCATGATAGAAGGTCTATCTCCTGTCTCTGATTCGACTGCATCAAGGGCAACAGAAACATCGTCAAGTGGATCAGAATTTTCGTGGTCATCCCACTTATCTGTTGCGGTCTCAAGGTTTGCAAAGTTGTGTGTCTTGTATGTGTTGCTCGGATCGTAGTTATAAGCGTAGGTTACTCCATTTGCCTGAATGGAAATCTTTGGAGATCCATCAGACGGTGCAAGCAACTGCATAATCATACGCTCCGGCACTACGTTAGCACCGTCAATAAGAGTATTTGCATCATCAAAGATTCTGCTTAATACCTCGCTTGCATATGGGTCTGCGCTATCCTGTACACGCATAATTTCCTGTTCGTCAGCTTCTTTAATCAGCATGGATTCACGGAAGAAAGCCATCTCTGTTTCTGTCAGTTTGAATCCCTCACGGCTTCTTAACGTTGACACTGCATCAAAATTTGATGGTGCAAGAGAAACCGGAAGTCCTTTGGAAGTCTTAATCCATTTCAGATCAAGTCCCATTTTCTTCTTAGCTGGGAATAATCCCGAGCCAAGATACGCAATTTTATTACTTGCTACCTCTGTGTTTACAAGCGCGATTGCTTTTGCACTATACACATCTCTAATGTTCATTCTGTATTACCTCCTATTCAAATACGATTAACGGAAGGGCTGTCTTAACTGCCTCTGCAACAGCTTCTCCTGTGTTTGTCTGAATGTTTGCAGAATTTACAACTCCAAACGCTCTAAGGATTGTTCCGTTAGGGTTCTCGTCCTTATAAACATCTGTAAGTAAAATTCCGATTGGCTTTGTCTCCTTATCAACCTTTCCATCTACGGCGATTGGACTTCCTGCCTTGCACACGCCTTCTGTGAATGCGGTATCATCAAGTTTGATTTCCTCGAACAGCTCGCCGCCTAATTTTCTTTTCAGAATTTCAAGCTGAGTTGTTACACTTTTTTCAGTAAACTTCATCTTTAAAACCTCCTTACGATAAATAACTGTCTACTACCGACTTAGCCGCCTGATTCGTTCCGGCTAAAGTCTTTCCGATCGACTCTGCGGCTTTTTCCGCTTCTGTCTTTTCGTTGTCTTTATTACCGCCAGCCGTTCCGCCGCCCGGATTCGTACTGCCATTTGCAATCTCCTGTTCCTTGGCTTGCGCTGCCGCGGTCTCTTTTTCAGAGATAATCTTTCCAAGAACGTCATAATCAAAGCTGCCATCGTCTTTTACAATCTGCGCTGCCTGTTCTGCAGTAACATTAAATTTAGATGCGGCATTGGCTCTCTGCGTGGCTATTGCCTGCGCTTTTTCGAGTTCCGCGATTCTCGCATTGGCTTTTTCGAGGTTCTTATTTGCCTGCTCGACTTCCGTGAGCTTTCCCTGTTCGATATCATCGAGTTGCTTCTGCAACTCTTCAGCTTTGTCAGCCTTTGTCTTGTACTCGTCAACCCTTGCTTTGGCTTTCTGTACGGAACTTCCGTAATCTGCCATGATCTTGTCCGCGTTTTCCTCGCTTAATCCCATAGCAATCAGATCTTCTCTCTTCATTCATTACCTCCGATATGTCATACGAATTTTTATACGGTGCAACGACACCGAACGACATTGTTGATTTTTACGCTCACAACTTTGCGAATTTTTATAAAATAAAAACAGCCACCGATTACTCGGTGACTGTTTTATCTTTGTTTGTCTGGCTCTGTGCGCCATCTGTATTCATTTTATTTATCAATTCCTGTGCTTTCTGTTCTTGTGCTTCTACATCATCAATGGTTTTCCACAGATTATCCAAGTATGGCTTTGACAACAGGAATGTCTTTTCCGCATCTCCCCAAAGCCCGACAGATTTAATTGCCACAAGCGGATGAATACCAGCTTGTAAGAGTTGATATAGCGTCTGTGACTTGGTATACATATTATCTTGTGGGCTATGGTTAATCTGCACATCAAAGTCGCGCAAACTCAATCCCAAATCGTGATCCTGTATACGAATCACATTCAAAACAACTTTCGCAAGTCTTTTTTCAGCCGACTTTACAATTGGGTCTTTTAGTTTGGCTCTTGACTTTGAGAAGTCCCATCCGTTTCTAAGCTCAACCGCTCCCTGCGTATCTCCACCGGAATTATTGTTGTTCTTATTCGGTATAGCAAGAATGGACTGTGCATTATCCCACAAATCATCCTTTGCGACTTGGCACTCTGTCTGGTTCAGCTCTTGTGTCATAATGTCAACATCTGATTTATTCTGCTCATTATTGGATTTTACCGTCAGCGCATGGGAAATCTTCATTTTTTCAAAGGTTTCCGAGTCAATGTCGCAATTTACAAACTTTATCCAAAACTGAACAAACTGCTCAACGCCATCCATTCTGTTTGACTGCATTGTATTGATTGCATCTAATAGTCCGATCACAAGCTCAATATCAGAAATGCGCTCATGGTTATTCGGAAACTCAACAATCGGGATTCCACCAAAACCATGCAGTTTCCAATCTCGAACCTCTCCGTTTACAATCTTGCATTCGTAAGAGTCCGTGTAACAGAGTTTATACATCTTCCCATCGGCATCCTTAAGCTCTTGGATTGCTAAAAGTGGTTCTTCTGTGGATTGGTTATAAATAACAAATGTATTCATTGGTGTTGGTGCAACAATTCTAAATGGTATATCTCCATTTCTTGTAATCTGCACCGCCTTAAATGACGTTCCGGTTGCTGATTGCCATTCTCCTGCCTTAATGTCCTTTTCCTGCTTATTAGCATCGGTCAGATAATCGTTAAATTCATCAACCGCATTGTTTATACGGTCATCGTCTTTCCTACTGATAAGCTGAATTGGCTCACCGTAAGTCTGACCAACCTTGAATTGAACAATCTCATAGGCATGGTTTTCAGATACCTTATTGGTTATATCCGCATTCTGTACCTTTGTTCGATACAATACAGGCTGATCGCCCTTATAGTAGTTCCACAGATACCGAATGACTGTCTTGTTGAAATAAAATGCACCAATGCAGTTTCCGATAACGTTTACGATATTGTCTGCCGTAATCTGTTCTACGTTAGCATATGCAATTTTCCTTCCGTATCTGCCTTTTACAAGGTCATGAAAATACTGTGTGTTCTTCATATAAATAAAACTCCACTACTGCAAGCGCGTTTTGGTATTGGCTTTGTTTCAATTTTGCCTGTTGCCACGCGATAAATCACAATATGATTGCATTTTTTACATTTACACGGATGATCTATCGTAGATCTCCCATCATAATGTCCGGCAATTCTTCCACAATCCGGGCAATATATAGTTACTTTTTTCATAGCAACCTCTTTCTTGTAAATAAAAAACACCGCCATTTCTGACAGTGCTTTTTACGGGTTATATGCTTTTGGGGTTGTAGGATTTTGTTTTTTCTACTCTTTTAGTATACCATGCAAGTTTTGGGAAATGTTGTGAAAGAATGTGAACTATTGTGCACTTTTATGCACTCTTTTCAGAATAAAGCTGTCCATAACGTCTTTCAAACTCCTGCAGTGCTCTTTTCCTAAGTTTCATAATGTTCCTGTATGAATATTTCATCTCAACGGAAATCAAGTTCCAATCTTTTCCATTGACATAATGTGATGAAAGCACGATGTACACATCTGTATTATCCATACTGTCAATTTGCGATATGATAATCCGTCTTTTATCAACCAATTCATCTACAAGCGTCTGAATTTCGTTCTGCAGATCAACAATTTTTGATACCGCACTTCCCATTTTGTCGGGATTTCCGGATGATTGCACATCCACCTCTTTCGGAGATATGGATATAGATGTTGCCATATCGGATAGCCTTTTGATTTCTTCCAGCTTATTTGCAATCGCATGGTCAATTCTGCTTATCTGTGAAAGATATTTGTCTGTTGTCATATCCTAATACCTCCTAAATGGGTTTACTGCCGCTTCTACCTTTGCTTGTGTTCCGCTTCGCATCTCGTTCTCAAACAAAGCAACTGAATCCGGTGCATCATCATGCTTTACTTTTCCACTTCTTGTCATGGTTGTAAGTTCTTTCATAAACTTGTAATATTGGCTCTGCCTGTCCATTTTCTTGAAATCGCGAAAATAATAATCACGAATGATATTATCTCTCGCATTTTCCATTCGAGTTATTTTGTTTGAACAATTAAACTTGAATCGCGCGCTACATCTTCCGCCTTGCTTTTTTACAATTTCCATTACATCTCGACCAAAATATTCTCCGGCACTGTTACTCTCGAATGTAACCGTCTTTACGTTGTGCTTAATAAGCATATTTGCGCATTCCGGCTTGGTAAACTGTGTTCCGGCATTGTCGAACACTACATCTACGATATAAACCTCGTTGCCGTACACATAGCCAATTGGCATTGAGCAGCTATCTTCTCCCTTATCTGCACTATCACAAGCCGCCATAATTGCATCTGGTTCTCGATCAATAGGAAGTTCCTCAAAATAATTAAGCTCATTCTCCGCAAACATTCGCCCTTTTGCTTCAAATGGTTCTTGTTGGAACTCTGCCGCCCACGTTTCTTCCGAAACAAGTTTTCGTTCCTTTTGGTAGTAAACGGTTGTGAATATCTTCCGCAATCCCTTTTTATCTTTTCGATAAATCTCCCAATTGCTTTCATCTGTGATTGGGTCAAGTGCCGGAATCGCAACTTCTTTCCATCTCCACTCCAATTCATCAGCTTTATTTTGTAAAGCCGTAATTGGGTCGTACAAGCTGTATTTCGTTCCCTGTATGATAATAGGTGTTCCCTCTAATCGTCTACCAAGAACATCATCTGTTACTTTCTCGCAAAGAAACTCTAATCTATCTCTATTTCGTGCTTCCTCATGGTTTTTAACACAGTCATCAATATAGACAAGTACATTTGCTTCGGTACATCCTACGATTGCACCATCAATCGGACGGCATGTAAATGTCGGGAAGATATTTTTGCTCTTAAGGTCGATTGATAGATTTTCAGCACTTTTATAGTCCTTTTCTCCTATCTTTGTTGCTTCCGGGAAAACGCTTAAGAATCTGTTGTACGTGCTTTCCGTTTCAAAGCCTTGCAATAAGCCACCATAAAATCGCTTAACAAGTCCTTCTCCTTTTCCAACACCGAATATACTTCCGTCCGGGTCACGTCCGCCCATCATCTGTGCCAATTTCAGACCGCCTGTTGTTTTTCCTGTTCTTTTCGGTTGCGATACAGACAGAAAATCCAATTTCCCATCATAAATCTCCTGGTATGCTCCGACTACAGGTTGTAACACTTTTCTTCTTGGGAAATAAAATCTTTTCCACGGATCCTTTTCATCAATTTCAATGTAATAAAAAAAGCTGTCCACGAGATATGCTGATTCATACATCAAAACATCGTAGAATTGTTGAAGCACCTTGTATGTCGTATCATGTTCCCCGGCATACACTTCTAAGTCTGCAACTCTGCCACCTGTATATTGCTTGACATAGCTTGCTATAAGTTGCTTTGCCCTTGCGGATATTTTCAATCCATAATCAACGTCATGTTCTGTCCTTAAGGCAACCGCTACGGCTTGTATGTATGCATCTATTACTTGTTCATCAACGCCTTTTCTCTGTATGTAATTTTCATATCCATTTACTGCATTGATTAACTGCTTTGAAGCCAAATAAAAAGCACCTCCGCAAAAGCAGAAGTGCCTTGACCTCTGCCTATAACTGTTTTAGGGTAGCGACTAACTCCATTTGTTAGCCGGTAATTGTTTATCTCAATTGTTCAATAACTTTTTCGCAAAATCTTATATGGCTTTCACATAATTTAATTCTTGTTTCATTATCAACAGGAACACCATCAAAACATTCTGCATACATACACTTTTGCGTGTTCGTTATTTTAATTTCTGTCAAAAGCCACTCTTTAGCTTTGTTATCTCCATCACATAAGCACTTAGCAATATCTTTAAAAGGCTGTGGATGTTCTACTCTCTCTAATGCCTTTTCAAAAGTGTAATCTCCTTTGTAATCCATAATAATGCCGACAGCTTCATATTTTCCAAGATTAACTCCTAAAAATCGGTCTGTAACTGTGTTCCATATAACATACAAGTTATCTACATCATCCTGCAATGAAACTATCAGCATATTCTCACTCCTTGTTCAGTTCATCCGCATATCTTGTCATTTCAATCTGTGTTCCGTTTTCGTCCCTTGTGCCGACAGTTACATATCTGTCACAGCCACAACTTGGTATGTTGCCAAGTCTTATTTCTGTTTCATCATCTTTAAATCTGTAACAATCACGCATTTCTTCAATACATTTATTCATCTCTGATATTTTCATCACTTTGCTCCTTAAAATTTTGGAAAATAATAATTATGCCATCCGTTTTTCATCTTTTGTTCTTCGCACCAAGACACATACACATCAAGCTTTCTGTCAAAATCCATATTTGCACTGTATTCATCCCAAGCCTTTTGATTTAGTTTAAGTCTTTGTCCTGTTATTATATAGTCAATTAGAAGATATACACCCAAGAACAAAAATGCGGCTCCTGTTATCGCAAACAATACCATTATTTTCATTTTCAAACACTCCTAACAATTTATTTTAATGCCCTCTGTTAATACGGCGGTTCTATCCTCATTCAGAATCATGTTTCCGTTTTCATCCGTTTTATGCCATCGTGCATCAACTTTAATCATTGGACTTTGCTTTGCATGAGCGATAAAATGCAACTCCATGTCCGTGCAGCTTACTTTTTTGCCGTCAATAAACACTTGTGCGGTTTTGCCATCGGATTTTATCATAATTTTTTCTTCTTCTGGCTCAAATGGTTCGCATTTATACATAGATTTCCAAGAATCTTCATACCACCTATCCATCTCTCCGATAACGGAATTTGCATAATATGTCGGCTTGCTCATAGTTTTTGTTCGGCTACATAAAACTTCTTGATAATTCTCGATAATAAACTCACATTCAGCACCGGTATATTTATAATCTTTATAAAACTGATAAAAAGATTTCAAATTTTTGATAAAATCAACTAGTGTTTTCATTTCCAATGCACCTTGAACCCTTTCTTCTTATACTCTTCTACGGCTTTTTTAAGGCTCATATCGTCCTCATACTTTTCATTCAACATAATCACCACATTGCCTTTTTCAATGCCGTATATGTTGCAATTTGCAAGTTTCTTAGCCGTTCCAAGGATAGCTTTTGCCTGCTTTCGGCTCATTTCATATGTTTTGGTTCCCATATTAACGATCATTTCTCATAAACTCCTCAAAATCTTCCATACATTTATAACACAAGTCGTATGTGGCATTTAAAATACCATTCTTTGTAATGGAATTTCCGCACAGTATTCCTTTTTTAATTTCTGCGCCGCATCTATCGCAAGTACACCATTTTCTTTCATGCTCCATTTCTCATAAACTCCTCAAAATCTTTCCTGCACTTAGGGCATAAATCATACGTACGACCAAACGGAAATAATATGTTTGAATGAATCTCTTTGATTTCTCCCCTTACGTTGCCATCTTCAAAAATTGGACTTGAAGTAAAATAATCACCAATCGGCATAAATTCAAATTCACTTATTGGTTTTACTTTTATTTCTGCACCGCACCTGTCGCAAGTGCGCAATTCTTTTTGATGTTTCATAGTAATCCCCCTTTGCAAAATTGGCAAACTCTCCGGTTATTCTTTAAAAAGCACTTCTTTCACTAAAAAAGTAAGTTGTATCTTTTTCATTCCAGACTCATCGTCTGTAATGCCATCTACACTATATATATACTATCAACTGGGTTACCATCAAAGAAAACTTTGACATATCCTTTTGAAATATCCAACAATGCTTCTTTAATCATCTTTGCACCAACTTTCTAAGAACCATAAGTAAAAAGCTGTTTGTATATTCGTTCATTTAACGCTTTTTCTAATTCGTCTTTGTACCTAAATGGACTTAAAGGGCTTTTTATTTCTTCCCTCAATATAGGTGACATATTGTCTATCAAAATGCCTTGTGTAGCACTTGCAAGATTTTGTGGTGGCAAATCCATTAAGGCGCATAACTCCATTCTTTTATGGTCACATTTTCCAGATTTAGGGCAACTTTTACATTTTTCTGCTAATTTACTTAAAGGTTCTGCCATCATTCCACCAACTTTCTGCCACAGATAGGGCAAAAATTAATTTTTACGGCTCCTGCAACCTCTTTTCCATCGCTATTGTCGAAAATCATGTTATTTTCAGCTCCAAAAAGGACTAAATTTCCTTTACCATCAATGATTTTCTTTTTATTCCGACAAAAATCACACATTCTTACGCCCCCAATCATAGCAAAAATCGGAATCCTCGTGAGATTCCGTGTCTTTTGTTTGATATAAATATTCCACAATGTTTTATCATACTCACACACAATTTTGCGTAAATAAATAGCGGCACAGGGAATCGAACCCTGTCAGACCAAACCATGCCAACCGCTTTCAAATCTGCAATTTCTAATCACGGAAGGGTTTTCTGTTGCCAATGATACCGCTACCATCCATAAGTCCCCATTGACCGGAACTATTGCAGTAGCACCCGGCTAAGTGGAGATAAGGAATTGATGTGGCGAGGATTTGAACCTCGCAGAAACCGTGCACTGTTCACATTGGAGGGAATCGAACCCATAGGACTTCAACCATGAGTTTTTAATCTTTGTCCTGTCTCTTCCATCTGCGCGTCTACCTATTCCGCCACCACCTAATTTCATGGCTCATGCACCGTGGGATAGATGCATGATAGAATACCACCGGACGGTCTCGCACCGTCCTTAACAGAATCGTCCTAGTGGCGAAAGGAGGAACCCAAATGCTTGAATCACTCAACCAAGGGTTCAAGTACGTATGGAAAACATACGTGGCTACATGAAACGTCAGCATGTAACCAATTAGACTACCGGGATTCGAACCCGGAATGCAGAAATCAAAATCCTGTGCCTTACCGTTTGGCGATAGCCCATCATTTCCAAATGACCATAATATTCATTGCAAAAATCGCGTATGAAAGCAAATACCCCATTGCGTTTGAATTGTCTGTCTGCTTTACCTGTCCTCCCATAAGTCCAAGTATTACAAGGGCATCTATCGCCGTAGCGATTATATTTAAAATCATATCAATATCTCCCATCCTCAAAGCTGTGTTCCTGTTTGAATCGTTCCATTTCATTTACGCTCATACCGAAGATCCCGGCAGATGAATCAGAGTCCGTATGTTCGAAATACTCGCCCTGCTGTGGAAACATGAATCGGAACATAGCGTAATTTGCAACATCGCACAGGTATTCAAGGTTTCCGGTCTCTTCAAACTTTGCAAGACACATTTTCAAACTTTCAACCGCATTAACATTCCCTGTGGAAAAGTTCATTCTTGCCGGTCCGTATTTGTAATATGACTGTTCAATCAAACCTTTGCGCTTTTCATCAAAGGTTTCGGAATACTCGGTTTTCATCAACTCATTGCTGCAGCTTGCCATTAAACATCACCTTCCGCTCTGTGGTTTGCTCTTTCGATGTCAAAGCCTTCCGGGTAACGCGCCTTAAGCTTGTCTACGTTCATTTGCATAATTTCATCAAGGCTCCAGCCGAAGGATTCGCAAAGCATTGCAAGATACCAACAAATATCGCCAGCTTCTTTCTTTGCGTGGTCAATATCAAGCGGTTTCTCGTGGAAAATCCATTTTTTGATTATGTCGTTAAATTCTCCAACTTCGCCGGATAATCCGAGACAAGCATTAAAGATGCCACCAAGGTCATAATCTTGCAACGCAGATGCGATATTGTTCTTTTTGCAAAATTTAAGCAAATCAAGTTTATCCGAAATTCTTTCTGTCGCCTTGCGATCATTTGTCCGCATGGCTAACGACTGATACTCATTTCCGGTCATATATCATTCTCCTGTCCGAAACACTCTTTTTTGTTTTTAAAAATTTTTTTGGAAATGTAGTTGCGATTCGCAACGTGAAAGTGAATTGTTATAAATTTATTATAGCCTATTTACAGTGAAAGTCAATGGGTGTTATTGTAAGTGGCTTTTTATTTTTTGAGGTATTTAAGGGACTTAGTAGCCGCCCGGTGGTCTTTCTGTCAGACCCCCTCCCCATCCTTTTCTTGCAAACATAGAAATCTAAAATATTTTCCATTTCGTTTTGTTGTCATTGTGTGAAAATCGAATTGTTTTAATACAATTCCTATCATGCCCTTGCAACTATTCGCAAAACCTAACTTTTCCGAATAGTTGACGAATAGTTGAAACGCTACAACCCTTGGTATTACTGCATTTGTGAATTGTAGAATAATCGCACACAATTTAAACCGTGTTATTTGCCACTGCATCCGTGAATTGTGTATCAATCGCGTGCAATTCTTGACTCTTTTTCTCGTCCAATCTTGGCAGCTCCTGCGCTGTGATTGCCCTTCTTTGGGTGGCATTATCTCCAATTCCCGGCTGATTCATGCCGAATTCGTTGTTGCCCACGAACATAGTGCCTACAGGGCTGTTGGAGTCGTATGCGCGATCAAGGATGCAATCCTTACGTGATCGCTGCAATTTTTGCCACATCTTGAAAGCCAACGAGCTTGGTTCTTCTGTACTCCATATATCCATTGTGTTTGTAGGTATATTACAAAAATAACTGAATGCTACTGTACTTACCAACTTGCTATACACATTGGAGATGTATATATAATAATCACAAAGCCTATACAATACCTCTCTGTCATACCTGTTACAGTTAGTCGGTATAGTTGCATTACCAAGAGGTTTCAAAGTCTTGTCTTTTAATACCGATGTATCCGGAAATAAATGCATACCAACATACTGCATAACAGCTTTCCACTGTCTCTGTCCAGCTTTTAACAGATCATCGATGTGAAATTCTATACAAGCGTTGTCTATTAAGTCTTGCACAGTTGATGTGTATATCTGTACTGTACCTAGATCCACTATAAGGGTTGTAAGATCTACATTCTCTACACTCTTTACATCCTGCATATATTCACACCTCCGTTCTGTTTAATCTCTTTGATTCTGGTATACACTATTTTCGGGATTAAAGTCAAGCCTTATTTTTTACGGTGGTATTATATACTTACGCCGCGCGCGTATGCGGATATACACTTACTATAAACCTATAGACTTTAGATACAGTGTATTATTATTAATCTAAAAGATTAAGAAAAAGAGAGAGAAAGAGAAACATAGTTCTGAAAAAGCGACGTCAGACGATTGTGTAGCCTTATGTCAGACGATTTTTTGCAAAAACTGATACTATTCTATCATTTTGTGGCTTATCAAAGACTCAATACGACTAGCATTGTTTATAAAAAATTAAGAAAAGTTTTATAGTTTGTTTACGGTTTTTGGAGATTTTGTAAGATATGCCCGGACACGTTGTTGATTTTGGACATGGCAAAAAGAAAAGGCAGCCGGAAAAGCTACCCTTTGTTTGAAAATATTCAATTACGTTCTTATTGCTTCTGGACCAACTCGTAAACCAATGCATCAATACGTTTTTCCATTTCGTCAAACTCGCAAGTCTCATTTTCCTGAAACGCTGGCATTAGTACATAACTTTCAAACGCTTTTGTTATGTCGTTCCACTTTCCTCCGGTCGCAAAAGACAAATCCCCATTTTTCAATACTGCCAAGCTATCGACATTCATCTGCGATTCGACCAATTTTCTAACATATACGGAAATCGGCTCACCGCTTGGCAACTTATAATTATCTCCTGTAAATTGCCATTGGCTTCTAATTTTTATAATCTTTTTGAAATCATTTCTTTTCATGTTTGTTTCCTCTCTTTCTTGTTAGTATATAAATGTTGTCAAAATATTTTCTTGACTTTTGAATTATTACATGTTATTCTAAATAACGTAAGTTTTGGAAGATTAGGTTTAGTACCTATTCAAATTTACGTGACTGTTGCCGGTGGATAATCCACCGGCATTTTTAAAACTTGTATTTGCCGGTTTCATCAAAATCAGATTCCTCAATTTCAACAATCTGATTTTCGGTTTCTCGCATAAATTTTTGATAGTACGCTTCTCCATTCCGGGAAAGTATTAATTCATACAGTTCCCTGTCAGATAATTTCTTTCCATCCAGAAAATCATCTACTTTTTCGTAATCAAGTTCGCCACTCTCGTCTTTAAAACCGGCATCATCAAATGATTTCCCGTATTTTTCCAAGAGTGCCGTATCATAAAGGGGAAAATCTGGATCGCTAATTATTCCTCTTCCGTCCAGCGCATCGAAAAGCTCCTTGAAACTTTCCGCTTCCTGTTCATATTCCACGAGTCCATTCACACTTGTTGCCTTCCATATAATCATATTCCGTTCTCCTTCCCTTATTTGCAAGTTACGTCAACCCAGCAGTGCCATTGACCGCACGGCAATCTGTCTTGCCAATCCGAAAAATTTCGGTTGTGCGGGCAGTCAGAACAACAGTGACTGTTCTCCGGATTGCAATCAAAATCTTTGACTGCTTCGTTCTCTGCAACATCCGGCTGGCTCAACCGTTCTGCGGTTACCCAACCCAACCCCGCACAAAAATACAAGGTCATTCCGTTCTCCTTCTTACTCTTCAGATTTTCTAATTTTAACATATGCCGTTCTCCTTTCTTGGCTTTCGCCTTTGCTCTATCTCTTTGCCATGGTTGTATTATAGTCTATTATCGTGTATATGTCAATAGTCTATTTTCATGTATTTTAATTATTTTTATATTCCATAATATCGCCCGGCTGGCAATTTAACAGTTTGCATAAATTACATATAACTTCACAAGTTACATTTTCGTTTTTGGTCAGCTTCGCTACAGTATTAGAATGGATTCCGTTATTCTTTAGCCACTGTTTATTATATTCTTTCTTATCTAAGATATTCCACAGCTTGGAAAAGTCAATATATCCGTTTGTGCCATAATTCGCCATGCGTCACACCTCTTTTCTTTTTATATATGATAATAGATTTTTCACACCATGTCAACGTCTATTCTCATGTATCATATTGCACAATAAACTGCTGTTTTGCGTCGTCTATTTTCGTGTATTGTGTCAATTGTATTATAATCTATTATCGTGTACTATTAGTATATCAAATGAAACACGAAAGCGAGGTTACAACATGAAAGATATGAAAGCGGCAGAAACATTATTAGAAAGCAAAGGTTATTATATTTCGAACCAGTTTGACGGTTTCGCTACTCTTCCAGATGAATACGAATTGAGCGACGTAAACGGAAACGTTGTTATTGATCATTTGAGCGAAGCACAGATTTTACAGATTTCGGAAATTTTATAGGGAGGGCTTAAACATGAGAAAGACGGGAATGCGTTTTACATGGAAAACAACAAAGAACGGCGACGCGATCAACGAACTGAAAAAGAACGGAATCGCGTTTGAGTATAACCACTTCGGGGAACTCACAGCCGACTTTTACGGAATCGGCATTTTTGAAAAAGTCGATTTTGAACACGTCCAAGGCGATGTATTTGAAATCTGCATAGCATAGCCGAAACGCTCCGCCCTGGAGCGTCAGCCGTGGAATGGTCGCCCGGCTCTGATGATGGCAGACCAGAAAACGAAAGCGAGGTTTTGAACATGGAAAAATATATAATGGTTGCAACAAATGAGCAGATAGAAAGAAGCAAGGCGCGCAGAAAAGCCATTGAAACATTGGAGTATAACCCAATGTGCTACAACTGTAAGAGTTTTGGAAAGTCCTGCAAAGGGTCAACAAATAAAGTATATAGCGGATGCGTCTATAAAGAGGTTGACGAATCGAAACCGTCTATATATACACAGATTTTAGAACAAGTGAAATAGTCGAAACCGCCGCTTGGCGGTCTGCAGGAACTGCCCCACCTGCACTGATGAGACAGGGCACACAACGAAAGGATGGTTGATTATATGACAAAAGCGGAACTTTTGAAAGAATTTGACAAGCTGGAAAAGGAAAAAGGAGTACACATTGATGGAATTTATTACAATAGCAAGAAAAGCACCATAGAAAACGCTATAGAATGCCTAAAATGCCCGGATGAACTTTTAAACAAGTATTTAACCGTTGTAAGCCTCAAATACCCAAATAGCGGGCGCGTGATTACTGAAAACGGAGATTTTAAGCGGCACAGCCACAACAGATTGTATGTATTTAATACGGCGCGCATGATTTTAGCAAATTAAGCAAGGCTGGCTTTTCCGGGGTTCGATTCCCCGACTTGCTTTTACCCGGATCACCGGGAAATTTTGAAAATATGGAGGAATAAGGACATGACAAGAATTGAAAAAATGAGGAAAGACGGATACCCAAAGATTATAAAAGGAAACGGAGGATATAGAGCATATCTAAAAGATATGCAACCTCTAGGAGGTGGCGATTATATGGCTGTGTATCGTTATCCCGGCGGGGAATGCTGCCACAGCCTAGAAGAAATACAAAAATGCTTTGAAATAATCGAACAATAGCCGCCGCAGAGGATGCCCGCCGGATCACTACCGGCGGTACTCTTCCGCCCTTTTCCGCGTGCCTGGTGGCGTTGCGTACCGGTTCGATTCCGGCGGCGTGGACTTATTAACCGATGGTCATATATTGGGACTGCATCGGGTTATATGGCGGCATATTGCCGTCACACGGCGCGCCGCAGCCGTAAATAATCGCGGTTGATCTGCTTTAATGCAGACGCAAGACACGCGGGAAAGCTCGTTTCTACCGTTCTATCATTAAGAGCGGCGGCAAGATCGCAAGCCGTCACTATTGCGGCACTTTGGAGCTTGTGCATCTCCAACAAAAAACAGATTGCACACCGTTCCGCCGGATGCGGGCATATAACGCACATTGACAAATAAACACGATATAAGGAGGTATAAGTGTATGACCTACGATATTAAAGCCGATCACAACGGGAAAGCCGTGCGCCGGGTGGCGTATGGGGACTTGCAAGCGTGGCTGATCGTAAACCAACTATCGCGCGACGGATGCAAAAATATATGCATGAGTGAGCGCAGAACGTCTGGAGGTGGCAAGCATGGCAAAATATGAATATATCGGTAAAAGGGAGATTTTGCGCCGGGTGTCTGCCCTTGGTTATCTGGAAATATCCGGCAAAATGTGCGGCTACTCAAAATTTGAGGGTGTGGAATGGGTGGAGTCTGCAAAAACCAAAATAACCGTCCAGCGTGGCGGCGATTGGTTGCAGATCACGCAAAAGCCGGAACGCATAACACAAACTTACAGCCGGTACGACGGGAAAAACTATCTTGACAAGTGGTAAAATGCGGTCTATGCTAGACTATAACTACAGCCGAGCAAGCGTCTTTTGGCGTTTGCCTGTGATCGGCAATATCATCAAATATCATCAATGAATTATCTATATATGGCATAACATATAGTGCATTTGTGTTATTTGCGGAATGTTGCAGATAATTGCACGTTTGTTACACGTTTTTGAGAATCCGTGAAAATGGAATCTTGACCCAAAAAACGCTACCCCAGGGGGGTACAAAAAAATTACGAAATATTTTTTGGGGCGCGGGAAAAATTTTCTTTCATCAAAAACCCGCCAGTTAGGCGGGTTTTCTTATTTCTTCTCTTTCATTACAATTTCTAAATCAAGCCCCAATGCATCTGTAATCTGCCGCATTTCCTTTTCTGAAAAGTTGTCACGTTTCATTTTTTGCGAAAGATTTTGTGAGCTGGTGTCAATAAGTCTTGCTAGATCGGTCACTCTTAATTCCTTTTCAATAAGCGTATGTTTTACGATTTTTGCAAACAATGTACCGCCTCCTCTCTCTTGACGTGTTTCAATAATATCATAAATAAATTTATTATTCAATTATTTAATTACAAACAATACTTGACAATCACAAAATAAACCGTATAATGTAATTAAAGAGTTACAACAGTAATTGATAAGTTACAGAAAGGGGCACAAATATGGCACAAATAGAACAAACCATCACTACTTTAGAGATTGCAGAAATGATGGAAATGCGTCACGACAGAGTTTTAAGAAAATTGGAAGGACAGGATGTAAAGGGAAAACATACTGAAGGAATCATTGAAATTTTGACTCACCACAATTTAGGTGCGAGTGATTATTTCATTCCATCTACCTACAAAGATGAATCCGGAAAAGAAAACAAGTGCTACAAAGTAACCAAGTTAGGATGTGATTTTCTTGCGAACAAATTCAACGGAGAAAAAGGCATCGTATTTACTGCCCGATACGTGAAACGTTTTGCCGACATGGAGAAAGCCATAAAGAAACCACAGGTGGCATTGCCGAAAAAAGATGACCTATTTGCAGATTGTTACATTTCAAAACAGCAATTGGGCGCATCACGCGGAGCGTGGTTCAGAAAAAATAATTGGAAATTAAAAATTATCATGGAACAGTTTGGGTGGACGAGAAAATTTTTATATCACAAGATTCTCGTGGAGCTATCTGACATTTACGACTTAGAACTTGAAGAAAAGTTCTATGTGCAGAGGTTTGGCTATAGACCAGAGTACAAATTGGATTTGTTGGATGGCAGTAAAAGCCTTGCCAGACTTGCGACAGGATATATCAACTATTTATTAACAGAAGAAGGAGACTACTAAAATGGATGAATTTATTAAAATTGTATGTTCAAGTCAGCTTGACAATGAAACCGGAAATGCCTTTGTTGAATACTTCTCACCCTTAACAGAGAAGCTAAAAGGGTTATTAAGTGAAAATTTATATTCAGAGTTCGAGGAACTGCTTTTTAGTTGCTGTGCAAAGAATAATGATTTTTACATGACGGAAGGCGCGAAACTCGCTATAGAAATAATGAAAGGTTCTTACATTCCGAAAGTCTGACACAATTCCGGCGGCGATTCAAACCGCCGGATTTATTTTTGCCCTAGCGAAACGATGTTTTCTTTCGTAAAAATCAAAGACCGCGCCGCATAGTCGCTTTTGCTTAACTCTTCTATCAGCCTTTCCCTAGTCATTTCCGGATTCGTCCGGTGCACGTACTGTAAGAGTTCTGAAATTTTATCCATTATGCAACCTCCATAAGTTCAATCAATAGTCTGTCTGCTATTTCAAATACTTCTCTTCCGTATGTAGCCAAGAAGTCTGCTAAAATTTCCTCTGTGTCAATATCCATGTATACATTATACGAAAGACAGAACGCATGACACAATTCGTGGCATAACACACGGTCAAGGAATCTTCCGCGTAGATCATCCGCAAGATATATCGTTTTCGTGTCCCTGTCGGTCATTCCTACCGTTCTGCTTCCATCACTTCTCTGTAGCATATCGCTGTAACGCGATACTTTGACCAAATTCCACATTTCGTTGTTTATTGTGAACAATTTACCACCTCGCAAACAAAGAGGGCAAAATGCCCTCTCTATTACATTTTCGTGACAAGCGTAGTCAGCTTTGTCTTGGTTAACTGTTTCTCTTCTGGGGACATACCGGAAAACAGTTCGGTCACATCTTCCGAAAGAGATTTCATGTACTTTTCGAGTTCTTTCATCTTTGCGTCCTTATCTTCCGGTGAATTTCCGTTATGCATTTCCTTTGTCTCCATGTAACTTCTCCGACTCATACCGGCTCTGCCCTCTCTTGCATCGTGAGTACCGGTACTCATGCCATTATTTCCGCTCATAGGCTCTGAATAATACATCTTTCCCATACTCATTCTGTCAAGGTCTCTCATTCGGTCGTATTCCGGCATTCTCTCCCATTCGTGGTAATCTTCCGGCATCTGATGATAATATGGCGGTTCTACATATCCTCTGCGTGTTCCACGCCCTTTCGGTGCGAATCTGCCGTTTGAGTACCGGTACTCATTATAGTATCTTCTTCCCGGATAATCCCCAAATTCTTCCACCATACGCATTATTTCTTCATCTTCAGACTTTTTCATTGCTTCAACAATGTTATAGTCCTTGTCAAAGCATACGATATTCTTTGCAATCTCCGTCCAATCCTTGAGATCATCAAGGTTTTGTCCCTCAAAATTCTCGATTCCGATGCCGTCAACGTGGGCTTTCACGCAATCCATAATCTGTTTCGCAAACTTATGCATAATATCAAGCCTCCCTTACTGCAATCAAATTACTGTTCTGAACCTCGATAGCCTGCGTAGATGTATTCTGCACGGCTACGGTACTGCAACAACCACAAGGTACATCAACGTATGCCTGAGCCGAAACGTTAAATAAATTTTGTACTGCTGCCGGAGTAACTATCATTCGTGTTGACTGTAAAGGCTCTCCGTCTACTGCAATGGCAAGCGATATAGCTCCAACTGTACCGCCTGTAGGTATCTGAATGTTGCCGGAATACGATACCAAAAATCTAGCCTTGCACTGATTGGTGATACCTCTTAACTTGATAATTCCACTTCCCTGTCTGTGTACGATACATTTTGTTCCGTTCACTGCTGTTTCTGTAAATGCAACATCTTCTCCAGCAGCAACGGTTTGTAATGCAATTCCTGTTACTTCCATTATTTTTACCTCTCTTTCACAAAATAAGGGCAAACATTATAGTCTGCCCTTTGGTTATAAGTAATACTGCATAGCAGACATGATTGAGTTAAACTCAATTAAGATACTCAATTATTTAGTTTTAGCAGTTACAACCGGCGTTGCATCCACATCCATATGCATAAGCATTTGGGTTAGGTACGACATATGCCGGGATTGCAGCCGGATTTACTGCATTGATAATCTGCTGTGTCTGAGCTGCCATCTGAGTTGTAAGTAATGCACTCTGACGATCCTGTGAAGCCGCTCTACGAAGGTCGCTATTCTCTGCCTGTAAGCTAGAAATTTTCTCATTGCAGAGATAATCAAGGATAGCGCGTGTTCCTGCGTTCTGACTGTCGATAATGTCTCTCGTGTTGCTGTTCATGGTGTTCTGCAACGCGCAAGTGTTCTGTGCCATGTTGTAGTTTACGCCTTGGATAGCTTCTCTTGTTTCACAGCAACAGTTAGCAAGCTGTGACTGTAATGCGTTTGTATTCTGCATATTAGCGACTGTATCAGCATTGATAGCCTGCTGAATGCCGAACCCGGTCTGCAAAATGTTTGTGTTGATGCCGTTCATGCCGGTTTGCACTGCATAGAATCCGTCACAAAGTCCGTTTGTAATGCCGTCAAGTTTTGACACAACCGCCTGATTATCAAATCCGCGCTGGATTTCGCTTCCGACACCACCATTCATTCCGTTTCCTCCGAATCCGTTACCGAATCCACCCCATCCGAAGATAGCGAAGATAACGATAATGAACCATAACCATGAGCCTTCTGCGCCCCATCCGTTGTTATTTCCGTTTCCGTCAATGTTCGCGACAAGCGGAACGGATGCACAATTACCTGTGTTAAACATAGAATTTACCTCCATAATTCATTTTTTATATACATAATCTTGCAAGAATTAGTATCACATTCCTAATTGGCTTTTAAACGACTCAAAAGCCTTATCTGCGTCAATTCCCTTTTCTTTGCACAAATTCCTAGCCATCTGTTCGATGCCCTTGGAATCTCCCTTCTGCGCCATCTGCATAGCATTGCGAGCCATAGGGTTGCTCATTACGCTGTTATTCCCCATCATTTGTTGTAAAAACTGCTGTGGGTTTTTCATTCCCTGTAACATCTGCATAGGATTCATTAAGACTCACTCTCCTTTTGTGTTCGTGAAGATTTTCTTTGCGTTTGCGAAGATAACTTATCCTCCAATTCTTCCATCTTTCCAAACAAACAATCTAATTTGTCAGTAATAGCCTTTGTAGCATCGTCAGATAGACCTATTTCAATTCTTTTATCATCACTCGAAGAATCTGCCATCTGCTCATTAAAAGGCTTGTAAACGGTCTTTCTGATTGTTCCATTGGCATCCCATTGTTTTGCTACGATTGCGCTCATGTCCTGCATCGGGAAAAACGCAACACTTCCATCCATAGGTACATCATTCGCCATGATTGCTGATTCTGACTGCACCACTTTTCCTTGGATTCCAAGAAACTGCGGTTGCATCTGCGGAATCTGTGGCTCTGGCTGTTGAAACCTCTGCATTGGGTTATACTGATACGCGGCATAGCTTGGGTTTGGGTTAAATGCCATATTCTGATTTTGCATCTGATACATTCTCTTCCTCCAATACTTCCTTGATTGCGTGTATCATTGCTGACTGATACACAAGCGGAACCTTTGACACATCTTCTCTTGTTAAGATTTTTTCAAGAATTTCATCTGTAAATAACATTCCGCATCCCTCCTATACTTATATTTTTGCATAAAAAAATACGGTTCTTCCGCAAAAAATAAGCAGAAAAACCGCATAAAAAAAGAACGCCCAAAGCGTTCCAAGTCTACCATTTACAGAAAAGAATCTAAAGCACTTGTGCAGACTCCTTTCTTTTGTGTTCAATTTTTGAGTACCATTTTGAGTACCAATTTTTTTAAGACGCCGCAAACACAGTGTTTATGCGACTTTTAAAACAGTCCGTACGGGAATCGAACCCTAAAGTAATTGCCTTGAAATGGCTTAAAATAGCCATTCTTTCAATTTTTCTTTGAGTACCTTTGAGTACTAGGG